ACGTCTACCACCGCTTGGTGGGTCCAGACCGATGCGCCAGACGGTTTGAAGCTGTTGATGCGTCGTGGCTTGGAGAAGTCTATGGAAGGCGACTTTGAGACTGACTCCATGCGCTACAAAGCGACAGAGCGTTACGTGCTGGGTTGGACTGACCCACGCGGCGTTTTCGGAACCCCTGGGATCTAAGACTACGGGCTTTAACCCTCAACTCACAAGGTTGGGGGTTATGGAGGTAGTTTTAATGCGTCTGACAGCTTAGACCTCAAGCTGACGACATGCAGACAGACGCATTACACTTGCATGTAAGGAAACATCATGGCATCCACGACCTTTTCGGGCCCAGTAACGTCCACCAATGGATTCATTACTGGTTCAGGCTCACTCGTTCAAATCACGGCTGCAACTACAGCCACTAGCGCAGCAAATGCTGGGCGCTTGAATCTGTTTAACGTAGCTGCCGGGGCAATCGTTACACTGCCTGCGGCTACTGGCAGTGGCAACCAATACAATTTTGCCGTGCAAACCACAGTCACTAGCAACAACTATGTTGTGCAAGTTGCAAACGCTACTGATGTAATGGCGGGTCGCGCCGTCATGTTGCAAGACGCCGCCGATACAGTAGTCGGCTTTGAAACCGTTGCCGCATCTGACACTATTACCCTAAACGGCACCACCAAAGGCGGCACCAAGGGCGATACGATCTACATCACAGATATTGCCAGTGGATTGTTTTTGGTACATTGCAATTTGACCGGCACCGGCACAGAAGCTACACCATTCAGCGCTGCTGTTTGATCGGGAGATCAACATGGCTGACGCAGTAGCATCACAAACTCTACTTGACGGCGAACGGCTGTTCATCGCCAAGTTTACAAACATATCTGACGGTACAGGTGAGACCGGCGTTGTAAAAATTGATGTCACCACTCTTGCGCGAAATTCTTTTAATTTGGCATGCAATGGTGTCAAAATCAACAAAATCTGGGCCACTACTCATGGCATGGAAGTACGCATTCTTTGGGATGCTAGCACGGACGTATTTGCGTGGTTAGTTCCTCAGAATACAAACTACCTGATGGATTTCTCTTCTTTTGGCGGCTTGCAAAACAATGGTGGGACCGGAGTAACTGGAAACGTACTGTTTACCACTTCAGATGCTTCTAGTGGTGACATGTACACCATTGTCCTCGAATGTATCAAAACCTACGCAAGCGCGTAAAAGGAAATAACATGGGCTGCACTTACGTAAAAGAGTTTAGTTTCGGCGGCAAGGTTACACCCACCGTAGCCGTGCATAAGCATGAGAAAGCTTTGCACCCTGGCAAGCCAATGACCAAAATGGCCAAGGGCGGCAAGGTGATGGAGAAGGCCACAGGTGAGGTCTACCCAAGCCGCAAGGCCATGATGATGCATGAGAAGGAGGAAACTCCTAGGATGCAACGCGAAGAGATCATGCAAAAGTCTAGCATGCGTGCACCTCGCCGCTCAGTACCCGTAGCTCCAATGGCTCCGATGATTGCCATGAACAAGGGTGGTATGCACAAGATGCCTGACGGAAAAATGATGAAGAACTCCGCCATGAAAAAAGGTGGCATGGCAAATTCAAATTGCTAATTTGAGCTTATAATTTAGTCTTCCGGGCGTGCTGAAACAGCGGCCACTTGACCCCAACCCGGAGCTGGTATGGCGTTTTCTGGCAATGTAAGCGGCACAACATTCAATGCGCTAAAGGTAGTCGACCATGCCTTTAGGCGTTGCCGTTTGCCTGCGCAAGCCATTACTGCTGAGATGCAGACTTATGCACTAGAGTCACTCTACTTGCAGTTGTCTGAAATGGCAAACATCAAGACTCCTAGTTGGTGCATTGAAAAACTCATCTTGCCCTTCTACGAAAACCAGGAGATTATCCCTCTCCCTGTCGGCACGGTAGAGGTGCTCAATGCTAACTACCGAGTCATTCAGCCGGTGACTGGCACAGAAACAACAACCAGCACGTCGTATACAGTCAACTTTGGCTCAGCCACGGTGGTAGACACGATTGGCATTGAATGGTCAGGCACCTCAGTTACTGTCACGTTTCAGGTCTCAACGAACGGCACAACTTGGGTTACAGTCGGTAGCTCGTCGGTGGCCGCAGTTGCAGGTGAGATTGTTTGGACAGATATTTCCGGCGCTCTTGCGTACCAGTACTTCAGGATCACCTCTGCTAGCACAATCCTTTATACGACCATTACGCTGGGCAACATGCCTCAGGAAATACCCTTTGGTGTGCTGAACAGGGATACCTACGTTGCGCAGTCAAACAAGGTTTTTCCAGGCAGGCCTAATAGCTACTGGTTTCAACGAGACATTCCAGAGCCTGTGATGCATGTGTGGCCCGCGCCATTTGCTGGCGCTGAGCAAGCCCAACTTATCGTTTGGCGTCATCGGCACATCATGGATACCGAAAACTTGCAGCAAGACGTTGAGGTGCCGCAGCGTTGGTTGGAAGCCATTGTGAACGGGCTAGCCGCTAAGGTGGCCTCAGAAACAGCTCAAGTAGACATTAATTTGATTCCGATTCTTGAGCAGAAATATTTGGCGTCTCGTCAAACAGCTTGGGATGGCGACAATGATGGTTCGCCAATCTTTATCCAGCCTGCCATCGGTGCGTACACGCGATGATATACCTAGACGTTTCTGGTCAGGCTACCTACGGGATTGCCATATGCGGACGGTGTTCACGCAAGTTCTTACTTGCTGAACTGTCACCGGACCCAAATTCGCCGGGCCTTATGGTTTGCAAAGAAGACCTAGATGACTATGATCCGTACCGACTTGCACCCCGAGCGCCTGACCAGATTGTGCTGCCTTTCACCCGCCCTGACACCCCTATCAATACGCATCCTGCAGGGTTGATACAGGAAGCAGGTGACTTGTTCATCACTACCGAAGACGGTGATGAGTACTTGGAGATTTGAATGTCAGTACCTAGCAACCTAATCCCAACGCGAATCACGCAGCTTCCAACAGCTCCTGTAGCTGATGATAACAGTTTGATGATGATTGTCTACCAAGGCAACAACTACAAGATTCGTGTCGGTGACTTGCTAACTGTGGCAGGGGTTCCTATAACCCGGCAAGTGATTGCCGGTACAGGTTTGACAGGCGGCGGTGCGCTTTCTAGCAATGTGACTCTCAGTGTTGCGGTTGCTGGAATAGGGGCCACCCAGCTTAATGCCACAGGTGTAACCCCTGGTGTTTATGGTGACGCCACAAACATTCCGGTTTTCACGGTTGACTCAAACGGTCGCTTGGCTACCGCAACCACTACACCGGCTGCCGTCCCATCGGTTACCGGCACGGCCAATCAAATTACTATATCGGCTGGGCCAACGATAGCCATAGCCAACAACCCCGTAGTTCCCGGCACGGGCGGCATGATTCTGCCCGTCGGCACGACAGGTCAGCGCGGAACATCAAGCGACGGCAATCTGCGGTACAACACCACAACGGCCAGTTTTGAGGGCTACGCCAACGGTGCATGGGGTTCCATTGTCAGCGGCTCCGGCGTCAGTTCAATTTCTTTTGGTTCAACCGGCTTGACTCCATCTACAACGAGTACAGGGGTTGTCACCGTTGCAGGAACATTAGCGGTACTCAACGGAGGCACCGGCGTTACCACATCCACAGGAACGACAAATGTCGTGCTGTCCAACAGCCCAACGCTGGTAACGCCGAATCTTGGCACGCCAACTGTTTTGGTTGGCACAAACATCACGGGAACGGCCACAGCTTTTACCGCAAGCAACGTCACAACCAATGCCAATCTGACAGGTGATGTGACATCGGTAGGAAACGCAACCACGCTTGCCACAGTGGCTTCGGCAGGCTCTACAGGGTCTAGCACAGCAATCCCTGTCATCACCATCAACGCCAAGGGCTTGACGACAAGCATCAGCACGGCAGCAGTCATTGCGCCCGCAGGAACCCTGTCTGGTGCAACGCTGGCATCTGGGGTTACAGCCTCCTCGCTGACAAGTTTGGGAACGATTACAAGCCTTGTGGTGACGGCAGGAACCATTGCCACAACGCCGTCAGCGGCCACAGACATTGCCAACAAGTCGTATGTCGATACTGTTGCACAGGGCTTGGATACCAAAGCCTCCGTGGTGGCTGGAACAACGGCAAACATCACACTGTCTGGAGCGCAGACCATTGATGGCATCTCAATCGTTGCAACTGACCGTGTTTTGGTAAAGAACCAAACAGCGCCAGCGGAAAACGGGATTTATGTTGCGTCGGCCACAGCATGGGCAAGAGCGGCTGACATGAGTACATGGGCACAAGTTCCCGGCGCTTACGTCTTTATTGAAACAGGAACCACACTGGCCGACACAGGTTGGGTCTGCACAAGTGACGCAGGCGGCACAATCAATGTCACCGCCATGACTTGGGCGCAGTTCTCAGGCGCTGGCTCTGGGGTGAGTTCAATCACCTTTGGCACAACAGGGCTGACACCCGCAACCACGACGACTGGCGCGGTGACGGTTGCAGGCACTTTGGCTATTGCCAACGGCGGAACCAACTCAACTGCAACTGCAACTGCGGGTGGCTCTGCATACGGCACTGGAACTGCATTTGCGTTCACTGCGGCAGGAACTGCTGGGCAAGTATTAACATCGGCAGGAGCCAGCGCACCAGTGTGGGCAGGCATCTCGGGCGGAACATTTTAAGGAACTCTCATGGCACAAAGCGGCTACACCCCAATCTCCCTTTACTACTCGGCAACAGGCGCTGCTGTCCCGTCGGCTGGAAACCTAGTTGCTGGTGAATTGGCACTCAATACCAACGACGGCAAGCTGTACTTCAAGAACAGTTCTGGCGTAGTCACCCTGCTGGCAGGCTCAACTTCTGGCCCTGCTGGTGGCTCGACCACTCAGGTGCAGTACAACAATGCTGGCGTACTGGCAGGGATTACAGGCGCTACAAGCAACGGCACAGTACTGACCCTTGTTGCCCCTGTCCTTGGAGCAGCCACAGCCACATCACTGCAAGGCATCATTGGCAACGTCACCCCGGCTGCTGGTTCATTCACAACCCTCGGCGCATCGTCCACGGCTACGCTCAACACGCTTGTGTCAAGCGGTGCAACGCTGACGGGCGGGTCAATCAACGGCATGACTGTCGGCGCTACGACTGCGACCACGGGTGCGTTTACTACGGTGAGTGCTACGGGTGATGTAACTCTTTCAACCCAGATTCTTTTAAACAACAATAAATATATTGGGTTTAAAAACACTACTGGTACTTATGCGGCTTCAATTTTTAACGACACATCCAATTTTTTAAATCTATATAACAGCGGCAATACAGGCACAATTTTCTATGTAAACGCTGCCGAACAAATGCGCTTGACCAGTGCAGGTCTAGCAGTCACCGGGACGCTGAGTGCTACGGGCACATTAAGCGGCGGCACAAGCGGCACAGCGTACAGCTTCTCAGGCAGTGCGCCAGCGACCAGCTTGACGTTGGATAGCAGCGGTAACTTGGGCTTGGGGGTTACTCCGAGTGCTTGGAGTAGCGCAAGCAGACCCGCATTGCAATTAACAAATGGTGCGGCTTTGTTTAGTCGTAGTGCGGCTACTGCATTAGGTCAAAATGTTTTTTATAACAGCAGTGATGCTTCGGCATATATTGCTAATGGTTTTGCCACCTTGTATTACCAAACAAGCGGCCAACACGCTTGGTACACGGCCCCAAGTAACTCATCTGGTGCAGGAGCAACACCTGTTTCCTTCACCCAAGCAATGACGCTGGATGCAAGCGGTAACTTGGGTATTGGGACGAGTTCGCCTGCACAGAAACTTGGACTAAGCAGCGCGGATACTACTGGAACGGCTATAAACATCATCAACACCAGCACCGGCGGCTACAACTGGAACATATTCTCAGTTGGATCGTCGTCTGTTGTTGGCAATGTGGGCAGTCTTGCGTTTAGGGACAGCACCAATGGTGTTACTCGCGCCGTTATCGACTCCAGCGGTAACTTGCTGGTGGGGACTACGACAGCAAGAGCGCAAATAACTACCGATTTTAATGGTTCAGCAACTAATGGTATTGCATTAAATGATACTGCTTCAGCAAGCGGTACTGTTTTTGCTAACTTTTTTGTAAGTGGTACTAGTATTGGTTCTATTACAAGAATTGGTTCTACAAGTGCCGTTGCATTTAATACGACCTCTGACCAACGACTTAAATCAAAGATTCAAAATGCAAACCCAGTTCTTGAAAAATTGATGCAAGTCCAAGTCCGTCAATACGATTGGACTGTTGGTGATTTACATCAAGAGTATGGTTTTATTGCACAAGAACTTGAGCCTGTTTTGAATGGCGTAGTTACCAAAGGCAAAACTGAAAATGATATGTGGCAACTTGACTATTCAAAGTTAACGCCACACTTAGTCAAAGCAATGCAAGAACAACAAGCCCTCATCACTCAACTCACCGCTCGTATCACTGCACTGGAGACAACATGACAACCACTTGGACAATCACCCAGACCAACTACGAAACCGCAACGGGTTTCATCACCACAGCCCACTGGACTGCCACAGCAGTAGATGAGGGCTACACCGCATCAATCTGGTCAACCTGTTCATGGCAACCGGGTACGCCCACCATCCCCTACGCCAGCGTCACGATGCAAGAAGTTTTGGATTGGTGCTACGCATCAGGCGTGGACAAGGACGCAACTGAGGCAGCACTGGCACAGCAGATTGCATTGCAGAAGAACCCCGTAACCGCCACTGGCACACCTTGGACAACAGCATGACCCTCGACCTCGACATCAACGAAATCAATTTCATCCTGCAAACCTTGGGCGAGTTGCCCAGCAAATCAGGCGTGTGGCCCTTGATTGTCAAAATCAAAGAGCAAGCCGAGGCGCAAGTAACGAAAGCAAAAGATGAACCTTGAAGCACAATTCACAAGCCATGAAGCGGTCTGCGCCGAACGATACGCGCAGATAAATGCAAGGCTAAAACGATTAGAGGGCGTGATTATGAAGACCGCCGGGGTGCTTATCGTCAGTATGTCAGCTATCGTTTATGCGTCACTCACATTCCGTTGATCATGGAGTTTTTCGAAGCACTGGCAAAAGGTTGGCCGATGCTGTTGGCGCTGATAACGCTCATCATCGTGCTGGCGAAGATGGACATCAAAATCGCCGTGCTTGAGGAAAAAGTTAAATCGTTGTTTGAGATTTTCAACCGCAAAGACAAATGAAAGCCAAGCTCACCTTCTTCGTTACGCTCATGGTCAGCATGACCTTGTGTATTGTTGTCCTGTCAATGTCCGGTGTAATGCTGATGGGCCTGTTTGACGAAAAGGTGGACAACAATAAAATTTTTGAGTTGGTTGGCCCTGCGTTTCAAACCATCGTCGGTGGTTTCATTGGCCTACTTGCTGGCGTCAAACTGTCCCATGAGGAAGAAAAGAAATGCTGACCCTACTCTCAACCCTAATCTCCTTCCTCGCTGGTGGCCTGCCCAAGCTGCTGGGTTTCTTCCAAGACCGCGCTGACAAGAAGCATGAAATGGCAATGGCCCAGTTGCAGATCGAGCGTGAGCTTGAGCTACGCAAAGCCGGGTTTGAGGCCCAGCAGCGAGTGGAGGAGATCAAAGTTGAGGGTCAAGCAATAGAAGCCGAGGCGTCAGAACGGGCTGCGCTGTACGCGCACGACATAGCCATCGGGCAGGGTGCATCACAGTGGATGATCAATCTGCGCTCCGGTGTGCGCCCGATACTGACCTATGGGTTCTTCGGGCTGTTTGCCTTTGTCGAGATCGGCGGGTTTGTGTACGCATGGCAGCGGGACATTGCATTTGATGTGCTGATTGCCAAACTGTGGGACGCCGACACCCAGATCATCTTTGCGTCCATCATCAGCTTTCACTTCGGTGGACGGGCATTTAAAGGCGGCAAAGATTGAAAGTCTCCGACCGGTGCAAAGAGATGATCAAGCACCATGAGGGAGTGCGGTACAAGCCTTACCGTTGCCCAGCAAAACTTTGGACTGTAGGAGTAGGCCATGTTTTATACCCCGCTCAAGGACGTCTTCCTCTGGATCAAAGAGACGCTTTCCCGCTGGAGCCGCATGACAACCGTACTTTTTCGAGCGACGAAGTAGATGGAACCCTTGCTTTTGATCTCCAGCGATTTGAAACTGGGGTCGCCAGACTTTTTCCTATGGGTCTTACCACAGGTCAAAACGATGCTCTCGTCAGCTTTGCTTTTAATTTGGGTCTGGGGGGAGTACAGCGAAGCACCCTCCGTCAAAAGGTTCTTCGGGGTGAGACGCAAGAAGCTGCCGACGAGTTCTTGAAGTTTACGAGGGGCGGGGGTAAAATTCTTCCGGGTTTGGTCAAGCGTAGAAACGATGAACGAGCTTTATTTTTATCTTAATGGAGAAACAAAATGAAACCTGGACTTTACGCAAACATACACGCCAAGCAAGAACGCATCAAAGCTGGAAGCAAGGAAAAGATGAACAAGGTCGGCAGCAAAGCAGCGCCTACTGCCAAAGACTTTAAAGACTCGGCAAAAACAGCAAAGAAGAAATGAAAGAGTCTGGCAAAAATCCAAAGGGTGGCTTAAATGCCGCAGGTCGAGCTGCTTACCATGCAGAGACCGGCGGCACGTTAAGGCCGCCAGTCAAGTCTGGTGACAACCCTCGTCGTGCATCTTTTTTGGCACGAATGGGCAATATGCCAGGGCCAGAACGCAAAGATGGTGAACCCACCAGGCTGCTGCTTAGTCTCAAGGCGTGGGGTGCTAGCAGCAAGGAAGACGCACGCTCTAAAGCCAAAAGCATCTCAGCGAGAAATAAAAAATGAGCCTTATTTGCAAAATTGGGTTTATAATTCGCACCTGAGCATATGCTGCACCAGCTGCTATCATCAACGAGGCACTTATGGCATATGCGATGACCTATGATAGCCTACTGGTAGATCTGCGCCGATATTTGGAGCGCGGGTTTACAGAGGCTAGTGACCAGATTGTTTACGATCAACTGCCGAGGCTGGTAACGCTCGGAGAGCGTAGGATTTCCCGCGAACTAAAAATTCAGGGTTTTATCAGGGCAGTCACAACCCCGTTGTCTATAGGCGTTGCGGTCTACCTCAAGCCCGACCGCTGGCGTGATACGGTGTCAATGACTGTGGACGGCATCCCCATTTATGCAAGATCCTACGAATACCTGCGCAACTATTGGCCGGTAGAGGCAACAACCGGCAACCCAGCGTACTATGCTGACTATGACTATCAGCACTGGTTAATTACGCCGACACCGGCTGCAGCCAAAACGCTAGAGATTTTGTACTACGAGCAACCTCGGTTTCTTGGTGACGATTTCCAGACCAATTGGGTCACAGAGTACATCCCAGATGTGCTGCTCTATGCCGCTTTGCTTGAGGCCACGCCTTTCCTTAAAAATGACGAGCGAATTCAGACCTGGCAAGCCATGTATGACAGAGCAGCGCAAGCGGTCAACGGCGAAGATTTGAAGCGCATTCTTGACCGCTCATCCAACCGGAGTGAAGCATAATGCCCATTTATAACGATGTGTTTGGCGGCGCAAACATCTACCCAAGTGAGATCAGCTATAGCTCAGTTGCGCTAAGTGCAGACATCACACTCAGCTGGCCAACTGAGGCGTCAACAAGCACAAACCTAGCTACTCGCATCATGGACGTTACCGCCAGTGCTGGCGGGTATTTCATCACACTTCCTGACGCCAAAAAGACCGGCACTGGCCAAACTATCCTGTTCAACAACCAGGGGTCTTTTACCTTTGTCGTCAAAGATGCGGCAGGGGTGCAGGTAGTATCAATTGCGTCCGGTACGATCTGGCAAATCTACTTAACTAACAACAGCACGGTTGCCGGCAGTTGGGAGACTTTGCAATTTGGGTCTACCACCTCTACAGCAAATGCCTCGGCATTAGCCGGCACTGGTATTGTGGCCGTTGGGACTGTGTTGTCACAGTCGGTACCAATCACCAACTTCAACTCAAACTATACGGCGGGCGTTACCGACCGCGCCAAAATGTTTGTGTGGACAGGCTCTGGTGGTGGAACACTTACACTACCGTCTGCTCCTACGATGGGCGACAACTGGTTCCTCTGCTTCCGCAACGGCGGTGGCGGCTCGGTTGTAGTTGACCCATCGGGCACGCCTCTTATCAATGGTGCGGCAACCTTGAGTTTTAGTCCAGGTGATTCAGCAATTATTGCTACGGACGGCACAAATTACTTCACAATTGGATTTGGTCAGTCTGCAACATTTGCGTTTGATTACACCTCAATTGCGGTTGCAGGGACAGGCAACTACACGCTAACCGGATCAGAATTAAATCGAATTGCGTACAATTTTACCGGCGTATTGACCGGGAATCGCGTCATTATTGTTCCTGCAACGGTCCAGCAGTACTGGGTGAGTAACGCCACAAGTGGTGCGTACACACTGACCGTAAAAACATCGGCAGGTACAGGTGTGGCAGTTACAGCCGGTGCTAGAGCCATACTTTATTCTGATGGCACAAATGTGGTTGATGCAAGCACCGACACAGTATCGGTTCCGATTTCAATTGCTGATGGCGGCACGGGGGCTACAACCGCCGCAGGTGCTCGCATTAACTTAGGTGCCTCTTCTACCGGCGATGCCATCTTCATTGCTGCAACCCAGCAGGCAGCTTGGACAGCCCTAGGAATAGCACCAGCGGGTGTAGTTGTTGGCGGGACATTCTAAATGCCAGTACCTACCGTAGTCTTAAAGTCTGCTCCCGGAATCAAACGGGACGGGACTAAATTTGACGGCGATTTCTACACCGACGGCCAGTGGGTGCGATTTCAGCGCGGGCTGCCTCGCAAAATTGGTGGTTATAGGTCAATCAACAAATATTTGACCCAAATATCCAGGGGCTTCACCTCGTTCACTCAACAGAGTTTGCAGTACTGTCACTCAGGCGGCACAAGCACGCTAGAACGCTTTACGATTGACAGCAGCGGAAATAGTTCAATAATCAGTAGTCGAGCCCCCGTTGCTGTCTTTGCGACGGGCACTGTTACTTTGTTGACCGGCGCCGCTGGATCAATAAATACGGTGACGGTCAACGGGGTTACGGTCACTTCAGGTTCTGTTGCCTACAGCACTAGTCTGGCCGTTACAGCTACGGCTCTTGCTGCAAACATCACGGCTTTCACGTCTTCGCCTAACTATAGTGCTGTAGCTGTTGGCACCACGGTCACAATTACGGCAGCGACTGCAAGCGCCTCAGTTAATGGGTTTGTGGTAGCCGTAACGCTAACCACACTTACGGCCTCAACTACCAACATGACTGGGGGCAGCGCGGCGTTAGTGAGTTCGGCGTACAACAAGTGGATGTTCCAGTACATGTACAGCTCATCCACAACCGATAACTCAATCATTGCGCACGTAGCACCCAATGGGCAATGTGTGTGCAATGACACAGGCGGCCAGATCTTTATCGGCGATGTTTTAACGACGGCAACGCTGACCGAAATTCCGTTGCCCTCAGGTGCTAATGTAACCGGCGGCATCGTATCTCTACATCCTTACTTGTTCTACTACGGTACGGCAGGGATTGTGGGCTGGTCTGTGCCAGGAAGCCCCACTGATTTATCAGGCGCAGGCTCAGGTATCGCCCGTGTGTGGGGGCAAAAGATTGTCAAGGGTATGCCGCTCAGGGCGGGCTCGGGCTCCGCCCCTGCCGGTTTATTCTGGGCCTATGATGCTGTAATCCGCGCAACATTTACCGGCGGGGCCACTATATTTCAATTTGATGTGATAGCTACCGATACATCAATTATGTCCGAGGACTGTGTAGTTGACTATGACGGCGTGTTCTTTTGGGCCGGTGTTGATCGATTCTTGATGTTCAACGGCGTGGTGCGAGATGTTCCCAACACGCTCAACCAGAACTGGTTCTTCAACAATCTGAATGACAACCAGCGCAGCAAAGTGTTTGCTTTCAAAATGCCCTACTTTGGCGAGATTTGGTGGTGCTACCCACGGGATGACGCCACGGAATGTACCCATGCGGTCATCTACAACGTGCGAGAACAAACTTGGTATGACACGGCATTGCCGGAGTCAGGGCGAAGTGCTGGTGGTTTTAACAATGCTTTTGCTGCTCCTTTGCTTGTAGACGCTGTTTCTGCGTCAAGCGGCTATCGTGTCTGGATTCATGAACAGGGTACAGATGAGATTGACGGCATTACTTCATCGCCAGTTCAATCGTACTTTGAGACTGCTGACTTGTCGTCATTGGTACAGGGCAACGATGCACGACTTCGGATTACAGTCATTGAACCTGACTTTATTCAGTCTGGACCAATGAGTGTGCAGGTTACAGGCCGTGCTAACGCTCGTGCTCCGGAGGTGCTTAGTCAGCAGTGGATCTTTGAAGAAACGGCTACGCAATCCTACGAGCAAATCGTCATGATGAAGGAAATGCGCCGAGAGTTGCGTGTGCGTTTTGAGTCTAATGCCGTAGGTGGTAATTACCAGATGGGCCAAATTATTGGCCATATTGATAGCGGTGACAGGACGATGTTGGAATGACAACAATTACACGCCCGTCGTACATGCAGCTCAATGATTGGGCCGACCAGATTGCGCTTGATTTAGATAGTTATGGTGCCTTTGGTAGGTTGGACAAAGATGGCAACTGGCAAGACTGGGCCATGCAATTTTTGAACAATACCTCACTAGGCCATAATTTTCCAAAGCCATACGATTTTACAGATTGGCGTGAGTGGGCAGAACGGTTTTGCCAGGCTTTGTCATAAGGCACACAAATGAATAAGCAAGAAATTTTAGAAATAGCCAAAAAAGACCCGCGATTTGCGCAGGCGATATTGACTGTTGAAAATCAAATGGGTGACACGGACATTGCTCCGGAGCAACTTGCTGAGCTGGTCAAGATGCTCGAGTTCGCCTTGAACAACCCAAATCAATATCCGCAAATTAGAGACGCAATCATCAAAGATGGATTAGCCCCAGCAGAAGATTTGCCTGAGCAATTTAACCCGGTTGTACTAATCTCGGTTTTAGTCTTGTTGTACGGCTTGCAGGAGCGGTCTACTGCGAAAATGGCTAGGGGCGGCTTAGCCTCCGCTGCGCGACAGATGCGCATGGCCGGTCGCAATGGCGACACGATGCTGGCGCATATCAATCCACGAGAAGCCCAGATGCTTCGTCAAGCCGGTGGCAGTGGGACAATCAACCCAACCACGGGATTGCCTGAATATTTTAGTTTTAGCGACTTGTGGAAAGTGGCTTTGCCAATTGCTTTGGACTTCATTGCGCCTGGAATCGGAACTACGCTAGGCACTGCTTTGGGTGCCTCTGCAGCATGGGCTCCTGCTTTGGGCGGCGCATTGATTGGCGCGGGCACGTCTGCCATAACCGGCGGCAACCCGTTGCAAGGCGCAATCATGGGCGGCATGGGCGGCGGTTTAGGCGGCAACCTTGGGCAAATGTTTGCACCGGAGGCAAGCGCGGCCACACAAGGTTTGCTGGGCAGCGGTCTTGCCGGCGCTTTAGGTGGTATGGCTACAGGTCGTGGGCCGTTAGAAGGTGCCGCCCAAGGAGCTCTTGGCAACTATATCGGGAATGCTGTAGGAACCATGGGCGGTCCCGGTGCTCTTGGCACAGGCTTAGCTGCAGGTAGTGAGACTTTTAAGAACGCAATGGTTGCCGGTTACGACCCGCAAACAGCTTTGGCCGGGGGTGCATTGTCAGGCCTAGCTGCTGGCATGCTCAAACCGTCACAGGCGGCAGTTGATACTATAAGCACAGACGCCAAACCAGCGGGTGTTTCGGCTAAACCCGGATCTAGTTTTGACAAGATGGGTGCCTTACTACCACTTGCTGGATTGCTATCTGCGCCTGCTGAAGCTCAAACAGCTGTCAAATCCATGTCGCCTGAGCAACAGGAATATTTTAACCGCCCATCCATTAAATGGGATTGGCCTAGGATGCAGCAAGATGCTGCTAAGTCTAACATGAGCCTAAGTCAGTTCATGGCGCAAAGTTGGCCACAAATTACATCAGGTACTTACAATATGCCTGTCGTCAAGAAAGCTAGGGGCGGTGCGCTGTCTCAAATTGCATACATGGCTAGGGGGAGCGGCTCTGGTCGTGACGACATGATTGACGCAAAGTTGAGCGATGGGGAGTATGTGTTTGATGCTGAAACTGTTGCTTTAATTGGCGATGGGTCTAGCAAAATGGGTGCGCAAAGATTAGATTTGATGCGCCAGCAAATTAGAAAACAGAAGGGCAAAGCATTGGCAAAGGGTAAGTTCTCGCCAGATGCAAAATCGCCATTGTCTTATTTGAGAGGCGCATGATATGGGAAGTCTATTTACAGGGTCTCCACAAAGCGCCCCGTCGTATGCAACGTCTACGACTGAAACGCCAAAGTGGATGCAAGATGCAATCTACAACCAGATTCAACTGGCGCAAAATCTTGCAAACACGCCGTACCAACCCTACAGTTTGCCTTCTGTTGCTGGACTCTCTCCTCTGCAACAACAGGCTTACACAAACATCCAGGCAAACCAGGGCTCGTGGTCGCCACAACTTGCAGCGGCACAAACCGGCATGCAAAACATGGTTGGGTCAAATGCTAGCTACACAACAGGGCAACCGGGTCTAGCTGCTCAATCCACGTTACTGAATAAATTGCAAGGCAACCTTAACGATCCTTACAACACACTGAATACGGCTGTAACAAGTGCCACAGGAATGAATGGGCTTACAAAAGCCCAATCCTACATAGACGATGCTAATAAAAATGCGGTAGCTGCCGGCGCTGTAAATACAACAACTGGTTTAGGCACCGCGCAAAACAAATATCTGAACGAAACGCTTGCAGGTGATGCGTCAAAATATGGTCAGGCATTATACAAATCTGCAGGTCTTCTAGATGCAGTTTCGGCAGCTGAACCATATTTAGCAGATGCTGATACTCAAACCGCAGCTGGACTAGCTGAAAAAGCATATACAAAAACTGAGCCTTACTTAACAGAAGCAAAAAAAGCCTCATACACAGACATTGCTAAATACATGTCTCCTTATCAGACAGGGGTCATGGATGTAATTGCCAAGCAAGGTGCAAGAAACTTGAGTGAGAACTTGCTACCTGCTGTGTCAGATCAATTTATTCGTGCAGGACAGTTTGGTGGTAACCGCATGGGCGAGTTTGGCTCACGGGCATTGCGCGACACGCAAGAGTCTGTGCTCAACCAACAGGCACAACTTGCCAACCAGGGCTACGGGCAGGCTCTCGGTGCTTCTCAAGCAGACCTCGCACGGCAAGCGCAATTAGCAGGCACTGTGGGTAGCATCTATGGTGCAGACCTTTCTCGCTTGTTGCAAGGTGGGGCTCAGTACGGTAACTTGGGGCAAACCGCTGCTCAGATTACTTCTGGACAGATGCAAAATCTTACAAATGTAGGCCAAGCGCAAACCGCTGCTGGTCAGGCTCAACAGCAATTTGGGATGGGCGCAGCACAAGCCTCTCAAGCAGCTCAAGCACAAGATGCTGCACGACAATTACAGGCGGCTGGACAAATCAGCAATATTGGCCAGAATATAGGTGGATTGACTCAAGCTCAGCAACAGTTGGTGCTTTCTGGTGGCCAGGCTTTGTCCGGTGCTCAGCAGCAAGCCGTCTCGCAGGGACTTAGCGCGGCTGGTCAGTATGGAACGCTTGGCGCAACTGCTGGGCAGCTGGCCAGCACAGATGCCGCACGACAAATGTCTGCATTGAATCAAATGGCTAGCATGGCACAACAGCGGCAGGGTATGCAGACAGCGGATGCAGCAAGTCTAGAAGCCGCAGGGGCATCTCAGCAAGCCCAACAGCAGGCTCAACTCAATGCTGCTTATCAACAGTATCAGCAACAGCAGATGTATCCTAAACAGCAAGCAGATTTTCTCAGCACGCAAATCCGAGGCATGGCACCCATCACGCCACAAACGACAAACACAAGTGGGTCTACAACCACTTTTGCACCGTCACCATTGTCACAATTGGCAACCGGACTGTATGCATACAAGGGTCTGAACGCGCTGGGTCAACCAACACAGTAAGGTTAAATTATGGGCTATGAACTTGATCGATTGATGCAGCAGTTTGGTGTTAGTACACCAACTTTGTCCTATTCCGGCATGCCAATGCCAATGAAGCCAGATGATTTATCAACTACTGCTAGCTCAACAGATAAAGCAAACTATGATGCTTTGCTGGCCAAGTACAACGCGGATATGCCTTTGTACAACTCGAATCAAGCCATGTACAAGACTTATTCGGACGAATACAAGAATCGTTTGGCTAATACGTCTTTGTACGATGCACCGCAGTATCAAAGAGGAGCCGTGAGCAGCCCAGGCACTGGTAGCGCAATAGACCAATACTCACAGATGTACTACGACGTGCTGGGGCGAGCGCCTGACGCCTCTGGCCTTGCGTATTGGAAAGGTAAATTTGGGGATATGATTTCTCCAGAAGAGTACGCTGAGTTTAGGCAGTCTGCGGCAGGGGAAATAGGTAGCCGACCCGTAAATAATTTGTCTACCACAGGTTTACCAGTTCTACCAGTTCTAACGGGTTTAACGGGTTTAACGGGTTTAACAGGCACAACAATCACCCCAGCCGCAGCATTGGCTCTAATGTATAGGAGCAGCACTACTGGCGCTTCAACAGCAGATTTTGACAAGTACGGCGGTTATGATAAAGTCAAAGCCGCTGCTACAGCTGCTGGGTTTAGTGCAACGCCTGAGTGGCAGCGAAGTTATGAGCAAAGTCTTAGAAATACCGGTACGGGTACAGGTACTACAGGCTTAACAGGTACAGGTACAACGGTAGGTACAGGTACTACAGCGGGTACTACAACAGGCTTAACGGGCACAACAGGCTTAACGGGCACAACAGGCACAACAGGTACAACAGGTACAACAGGCACGACAGGTACGACAGGTACGACAGGTACGACAGGTGCAACAGGTACGACTGGAGTTACAGGCACGACAGGCACTACAGCTGCAACAGGTACAACTGGTGTAACGGGCACGACAGGTACAACAGGCACTACAGCTGCAACAGGCACAACAATCACCCCAGCCGCAGCATTGGCTCTAATGTACAAGTCTAGCATGAGCGGAGCACCAACAGCTGAATTTGATAAACTTGGCGGTTATGCCGCAGTTAAAGCCGCTGCTACAGCCGCTGGGTTTGACGCAACTCCTGAGTGGCAGCAGAGTTATAGGAAAAGTGTTGGTATGGCCAAAGGCGGCTACATAGACCACTACGCTGATGGCGGCGCAGTTCGCCACTATGAATATGGTGGGCCTGTTGCTGGAAGTATGGCCGAAGCCCAAGAATTGATCAAAGCCTTGGAGAGTGGAAAATTAACGGGGTACGAGCGCGAAGAGGCTTTGAGTAAAATTGCAGAAATTTATAGAAAGATTGATCAGGAGCCTTCTCAACTGGCTACTATGTCTAGGTACAGTGCGCCGCAGTTCCAAAGAAATCAAAGGGCTGTCCTGAATGAGCCTATCTACAACATGCCTACTGCGTTGCGCGTCCTTCAGACTGAGGCAAAGACTAATCCGTATGTTTTGCCATACGATGGCGGTAATGGTAGCCCCGCTGGTGGAGAGCGTAGTTCAAACCCTGCCTGGGATGCTATGACATCTGAAGAAAAAGCTGCGTTTTATAGTGCCAATCCAATGTTTAGTGCAATTACACGAGCTGGTCAAAACATATTGGGGATTACAAGTCTTGGAACTCTGCAAAATTTATTAGTGCCCGATTTTGTGCGAGAACAACAAGCTATTGCAAAAGGTACGGAGGCTTATTCAGGCTTTAGAAATTTTGGCAAAGAAAGCACCATTCCAAGTGGCGGTATGATTAGTCCTGGTTTATTTGATCCATATGCTGGGGATTCTGCTAAAGATACACGCGGTGTAGATTTTAGCGGTGCTGACAGTTCTGGTACGGGGTTTGCAGGCGATGTGTTTGCTTCCGGCGGCTACGTAGACAGCTACGCCCAAGGTGGTGCGGTTCGCCACTATCAAGCTGGCGGGGATGTTGTGTCAAGTATGGCTGAAGCGGAAAGATTAATTAAAGCATTGGAAGGTGGGAAATTAACAGAAAATGAGCGTGAAGACGCTATGAGCAGGGTTGCGGAAATTTATAGGAGGCTTGATGAGGAGCCTGCTCAAGCGGCCCAAATACCATCCGGCATGGATTTAATTGAGCCGATACCGGAGTCAGTACCAGTTATGGTCCAAGAGCCTGAGCAACGCACAATGTCGCAGATCCAGCAAGGTCTCACCGATACCTCACCGTTAACAGCGTTAAAAGAAGCAGTTGCCAAACCATACCCGGTTGCAGAAGCCGCGCCATTGGTCAGGCCAGTAGACCCCAGGCTCTTTGGCGAAAGCGATGAAGTTGCTACAGGCCCAGGCTACAGCCCTATGGATCCTAGGCTCTACGGTGAGAGCGATGAGGTTGCAACGGGTCGGGGTTACAGCCCTATGGACCCTAGACTTTTCGGCGAGACTAATGAGGTTGCTACAGGCCCAGGTTATTCAATGCCTGTGGCAAAACCAAAATTATTAGACTTAGCAGCAAAATACGCAAAAACCGGGTTTACCCCTACCTTTGCCGCAGGTAGCATTGACCCTGGCCCAGATCGGATGGCTTTGATATCGCAGGCCGCAATTGCAAACAAGATTGCTAACCCTATCGTTAACATCCAACCTGAGTATGCTGACGACTCGGCAAGTCGGTTGTCTATGGATAAGCCTCAAGACACCACAATCCCAATGAGCCCAACTATGGCCATGCTGCAGAAGATGCTGTTGGCCAACCAATCCCAAACTTCACCCTATGCAGATGAGTTGCGTGTTGCTAGGGCTGCGGCCACAGCACAAACAAAAGCCTTCAACGACATGTTGGAGAAAGCAATCAAAGGCCAAGACGACAACAAGCCGTCAAACGCTGAGATGTACTTCCGTCTTGCCGCCGCATTTGGCGCGCCTACAAAAACAGGTAACTTTTTTGAAAGCCTGGCTGAAGTTAACAAGAGCATGGCTGAACAAGCTAAAGAGACTAGGTTGGCAGGCAAAGCTGGTCAAGCGCTCAGATTGCAACTTGGCTTAGAAGGTGCCAAGGCAGGTATGACTGCAGCTAAAGAAGATGTCACGGCATTGCGAGCATTGACCAGCGAAGAGATGAAAGAGAAAGCGGCTTATGGGCGTGATTTGATTAAAGAATATTTCAAATCTGGCGAAGCCCAATCAACCTTTGGCAAGCAAGCACAAGACGAAGGTTTGATTCCAGGTACCGCTAAGTATCAAGCTCGCGTAGCAGCACTTTCTGATGAAGCACTTAGGAGGATGACAGCCGGGGCCGATGCTGCTGGTGCCGCTGCTCAAGCAAGTCTAGCAGCTATTGGCAGGGCTGATGAGGCCGCAAGACTTGCTAGGGAAAAGTTTGAAGCGGATCAAGCTACGAGAAAAGCAAACGCTGCCAAACTATCTGGGCCTGAGTTAAAACTTAAAACTGAGACTGAAGATTTAATTGCAAGTACAGACCAGGCACTTAAAAACTTGCAGCGGGCCTATGCGCTTAATCCAAATACTTTTGACACATCGGTTATTGACACCGTGCAACGCAAAGCTATGGAGGCTGCAGGCAGTAAAGATCCAAAAGTTCTGGCAACTCGTGAACTTGAAAACTTGCTGAGCAAAGGTGCCATTGAGAAATTAAGGGCATCATTTGGCGGCAATCCAACTGAAGGGGAGCGCAAAATTTTGTTGAGTCTTGAGGGATTGGAAAGCAAGAGCATAGAAGAAAGAAAGCTGATTATGCTTAATGCTTACGATGCTTTAAAGATTACACAAGCTAGGCATAAAGCTAGACTCAAAGACATTGTTTCAGGGGTCTATCGTACTACCACTCCATCAATTGCAGGGGAGACTGAATAATGGGCGATAAAGTTTCAAATCTGACTCTGTCTGATCTTGTGTTAGGGAAGAGGTCAGTTGACCCCTACCTCAACACTGCTCGTGCGGTGTTAGGTCAAGGCGTTGGCATGGGTTGGGGTGATGAAGCTGAGGCTTGGTTGCGGTCAAAGTTGGGCAGTGAGTCTTACGAGACTTTGTTGCCGCAAATACGCAGCGAGTACGGCCAATATGCTAAGCAGTATCCCATCACCCAAGGGGTGTCTGAGTTCGTTGGCGGCGCTGCCCCAGGTGTAGCTATGATGTTTGTGCCAGGCATGCAACCGGCAGGTTTAATGCGGCTAGGGGCACTAGGTGCAGCAACCGGGGCCGTATCGGGTGCAGGCTCGGCAACTGAGGACAACCGCGCAAGCGGAGCAGGCGCTGGTGCTTTAATTGGCGGTGGGCTAGGTGTTAGCCTACCATTAGCTCTACGAGCTGCTGGCGGTGCTGGTAAGTGGCTCAGAGAGCGTTTGTTCTCAACTCCGAAAGTTGTCCAAGACCGAGCGCTAGAAAAAATAAATGAGGCTATGCGTGACGCCAAGGTTACTCCCCGGGACGTTCAAGTAAAAATGGCACAAGACAGAGCGATGGGCGTTCCGTCGGTCATGGCCAATGCAAACCCTGCGCTTAGGGATCTGGCTGAAGCAGTTGCTCAACGCACAGGGCCGGGGAGCCACGCAATTGAAAACGCACTAACAACCCAAAAACTTGGCGCACGCGAACGAATTCAGGCACAAACAAAAGCGGCGCTAAAGCCGGTCGAATATTACAACATGGAAGACAGTCTGACTGCACAGCTAAGAAATAATGCAAAAGGTCTGTACGAAAGAGCATACGCGCACGGTGACGTTGATGACCCCAGGATTGTTGAGGTACTTAAAAACCCGCAATTCAAAGCGTTCTTTGACAAGGCTCGGTCCATAGCTGACACAGAGGCCCAGACAGCAAAGCTCAAAGGTGAAGATCCACTTAAGTTTGCATTGCCTGAGATCTATAAACCGTCCGGCCGGTTTGATGCTAGTGGTGCTGAAATTTTAGACCTAGTCAAGTTGCCAGATGTACGGACGCTGGACTACATCAAGCGTGGGATTGATGCTACGATTGATTCTGGGTTCCGAGGCAAAGGTATGAGCACAGCAGAAGCCTCGGCACTGAGAGATTTGCGCAAGCAATTTGTCAATGCCATTGATGAAAATGTGCCTGATTACAAACTTGCTCGAAAAACTTATGCTGGCGATTTGGAGATTTTGGATGCTTTACGGATGGGCAAAGATCAATTCAAGAATCTTGACCATGAGCAAGTCAAGAAGATGGTTGACGCAATGGGCTCTGGTGAGAAAGATGCTTTTAGAACAGGTGTTGCTCGTAGCATCTATGACACCATCATGGTGCCTTCAAATAATCCAAACACAGCACAACGGGTTATTGGTTCCCCAGACATGCAAAAGAAGTTGGCAACGCTGTTTGACAACCCCGCTGAGTTTGACTTATACAAAGCGGCTCTTATGCGTGAGTCGCAACTGTTTGGAGAATCAAACAAAATTCTTGGCAATTCGGCAACCGCCAGGCGTCAAGAACTTGGTAGGTCTTTGGACGAAGATACCGGGATGATTGAAAGTGCAGCAAAAGCAGCCACTGGCAACTTTAGCGGGGCATTGAGTAGTCTAGTCATGGGTGCAATCAGGTCTGGCCAGATGTCCAAAGCACGGGCTGAAAAAATGGCTGAGATGCTGATGGCTAAGGATCCGAATGAAGTAGCTGCCGCTGTGCAAATGATTGAAGCCTATGCGGCCAAGCAAGCACCTAAGCAGTTCAGGGCCACATTAGGGGAAGCCGGTGCAGTCACCGGTACAAGTACTGCAATTTATCCAGCACCTGCCGCTACAGCATTTGACATCATGTCACCAACCACCGACATTGAGCGGGCGTTGCAAGATCGTGATGAAAGTCCAATTCAAGGACCAGACATTGAAGAAGCATTGAAAAACCGCGACAAAACAAAGTAGAATATTGACGCAGTTGTCAATCTTTAACCCCGCTTCGGCGGGGTTCTTTTATGGATGCGGACAATCGTCAGGGATAAATGCTAGGCAATGTACGGCGGTGTACTTGCTTGTGGTCTTGACCCACCTATCAATGTAGGTGTCAGGCATCAAGGCCAATGACCTGCTCACGGCTGTCGGCGTTAACTTCAGCGCAAGTGCAAGTTCCAGGGCAGTCATACCATCTGGAGCCTGGGCTAGGGTTTCCCTAATTTTTTCTGAAATTACCACGGGGCATCCTCAAAGTTTTCAGGGTTAAACGGGATGGGTTTGCTTGGCTGCGCCGGAGGCAACTCGGTGGGGAAGGGCCAGTTATCCATTGCGTTCCTTCAGCATGGCCTCGATGGCTCGGGCGTTTTTGAGTATTTGATAAGGATTGACATTTGAGTCTGATGTCCCTATTCGAGGGTCTGCGCTCCAAATTTCGTCGTCCGTCAGCCCTACCCACTCACGCTGTGGTGGGCAAATCCAACCCTCACAATTTTCACGTTCGGTAGCCTCACAATGTATGCAAGCACCGTTTGCAAACTCGCAAGGTTTTACTTCTTGTTTGGTCATGTGTTGCGCTCTTTTAAAATGGACTCCGCACTCATTGCGGCTTGAAATTTGGTTAGGCAAGACTGATTGATTGCTGGAATGTCTTCTTCCGTCAGCCCAACCCAAGGCCGCTGAGCTTTTGTTTGCCAGTAATGCACATCACACAAGTTACCCTGGTCAATATCATCTTTGTATAAATTGAATTGATAGCTACCGCAGTTCCAAGCGCCGCACTTATGTTCACATCTTTTTTCAGCCATTGTTCTTCTCCTTTAACTTGGCTTCCAAGGCTTGTCCAAACATTACTACGTTATTTCGTACTTCGTTATCAGGCGTTGATAATTTTCCATGAGTTAGGTCATACCAAAGTTGTGCCCAAGTACCTTTAATCTCGTCCTCTGTCAGCCCTACCCACGGGCGCTGTGATGGGGCGTCTTTGATCTGCGGGTTCATTATTTTTCCATCGCTTACACGCCTTACTTGCCCTGCATTCCAAGCGCGGTAGAACTCTTCTTCAATGCCGTCTTTGTGTCTCATTTTTTCTTGCGGTGTTTTTTCCCGCACCAACAACTCCCCGTTCTCTAGCTTGTCGATCAACCTGAAGCCGTGCTTATCAAGCGCGAATTGTATTTCTGCTATGTTCATGTGTTGCGCTCCTTCAGTCTTGCCTGCGCCCAAGCTACGCCTTGGTCAAACGCATCGGGCATATCTTCAATCTTGGCCCAATCCTCATCCGTCAGACCTACCCATGTGCGCTGTGCTGCTTTCCACCCCGCGACAAAGGCAATGGCGTCCAGCCCGTACTCAGCCAAGATGTTCTTGATTAACGGCCATTCGGAAGGTGCTGCGGGTGGGGCGGTGTAGAGTTTTGTGCCAACAGTCAAGTGCTGGCTAAACTCGCATTTAAATCCGTCATTGTTAACCTCTACCACTTTGCCAACAGGCTCCTGCTTTGGCAGGGGTGGGGGTTGTTGAACATCGTCAATCTCTCCGCAGTGGTAACACTGCCATGTCCAGCAACCTCTGGCATCGTGACAAAAGCGACACGCCACCGGCTCGGCTTGCGGCACTGGTAATGCCTTCGTATCCCCGCAGTCTTTGTAATGACACGCGTCTCCGTCTTGGCAGGGACATCGTGGGTCTTTTCCTATGCATGTCATGTCTTCTCCTTGATGCCGTGGGCGGCTTTGTGCTGCTCGATAACTGCAAATAAATTGTCCATGTTTTGCAAATCTGCGTCTCCCCAACCCAAGCTGCCGCAAAAACTATCCAACGAGTTTGCAGCAGCCTCCAAAACCTCCAGCGGCACAAGCACATCATCCGTCAGCGGCTTGCGCTGCACTGGCTGTGCCAAGGCTGCTTGGATGGAGGTGATGGCGTCAAGGATGTATTCAGGCGCTCCGTCTTCATCATGCTCACGATAAATGTCGCGCTCAGTTTCCAACGCCTTTAGCGCCTGTTGCGCGGCTTGTCGTAGTGTGGTCATCACGCATCCCTCCACTGCCAGCCAAGCAACTGCTCGGTGTTTTTGATTTGCTCCTCCGACGGCTTGTGATACATTGCAAAGGATGTGTTTAGCAATCCCTCTTTGTACAGCACCCAAAAGCCCACAGGTGAGGGCGGTAAAATAAATTTGCCGTCATCAATCATGTCAATCTCCTATAATCCAAAATCGGCCAGAAACTCGGCCAAGAATAAATAAAACAGTGGGTAGTCAGGCGGCGACTGTGAGTCAAAGTACACGGTAAATTCAGTAGCTGCAACCTCTGCAATCTTATTTTCCCAGCGTGTAGAGTAAACGTATTGTTCAGCCATCTCCCGCAGCGCCGTGCTGACTGGGCCATAAGCCAAGTGAGCGTCCTCCGGGTGGATGCGGTAGTTAAATTTTGGCACCAAGTGAATACCAGAAACACCGTACCATGTTCCTTCCCACTCTGATTGCATCCTCGCGCCCCTTGCGGCAGCGTGTAACAGGCGGCTCATGTTTGCTCTCCTTCTGCGTTAGCAATGGCTTCACGGGCTACATCGGTCAAACCGTAACGTGCGCCCATGTCTTTCAACGCCTTCAGCAGTTCCTGATTTACTGCATGGAGTCGGCGCAGTTCGGCGGCGGCGACAAGGTTGGCAAAGGCGAAAAGGTCATCATCGCCCGAATTATTGCCGTCGATAATTAACCCCGCCTCCCGCGCCATGCGATTGATGTCATCTTTGATCATGTGCGCTCCTTAAGTTCGGTAATATAATCCTTAAGTTCGGTAATAAAATCCTTAAGTTCTTGAATTTTTTCCACGTAAGCCTTGCACTTGGCTAATTCGACAAGCTCGGCAAAGCGTTGGAGATATTTGTATTCACCGAACTCAAACCGATGGCCGTCATCACGGACTCCTGCAACCCGCGCCATCTTGATGATGTCGTCTTGCGTCATGGTGTTCCCCTTGCTTTCAGCATGGCGTCTGCCATTATGTAAGCGTTTTTTGCGTAATATTGATCAGTAGCATCCCTGCCGTCTGGCGTACCTCTCGGGCTTGCAATCAATGCTTGCATCGCCTTGGCAGCGAAGTAGTCCTTCAAGGTCATGCCATATGCGTGAGTAATAGGGTCATGGGTGGGGGGAAACGCTGGGCCTCCTGTGTTTGTTGTCATTTCAATATCTCCCGTTCCAGCACTGCAACCGCAGCGTCAATCTGTTCAAACAAATAGTGCGGTAATGATGTAGTCGTTGCGCCTTCGATTGCCGACAACAGCTTGAGTAGTTGAAGTAATTCTGGCTTGGTCATAGCATCCCCCAGACAAACCCAGCTATGCCAGCCAAAAATGTAATTGTCATCAGCACTAAAAAGATTATTGTTACCCAGTGCATGATTTCATCGATCATGTTGTAGTCATCGTCATCGTTCATAGTTGCACCTTTCTTGTCTTGAGTCCGCGATGTGTGTAGCACTGCACCGACCCATCCTCTAGCATCTTCCAGGCGGCATTCTCGCCGCACATTTTTTGAATTAGCTCCTCTGCCGTATCTATCCGTGCCTCGTGTTCGCTGGGGCCGTCTAGCAAGTATGCTGCCGACAAGACCGAGGCTACTAAGGCTGCTGCAATCCAGTTTAGCATTCTCCTTCTCCTTTACACTTATGGCAAATAGTGCCATCAAACTGACCTTCTCCTGAACCGGAGCAGGCTGGACAGATGCCTTCTTCTAAAACTTCTGGGCCATCGTCAGCCATATAGGCTGCTAGATCTTCTTCGTAGTCAATCATTATTAGCTCCAAAGAACTTCTGTAGCTGCTTGTACAGGGTGTGCGCTTCGGAAAGGGTCATCTTTTCGATGTCGATGGTGGCTGGTTGTGGAGTTGACTGCTCCAACAACTTAGCATTAACAAGATAAGGGTTGGCGGCACGCTCAACCTTTGTGGTGGGCAAAGCCCGCAATAGTTCATACTCTTGCCCGACAGCGGCCCATTGCGCAACGAGGCGTTTAATGCTAGTGCCGCGCGGTCCTTTTATCCGGGTCAGTTCATGCCTGGCAAGGGCAACCATGCCACGTGAGTACATTGAGTTTATTGCTGAGCTGACATTGCCACGCGGCACATGCAGCATACTTGCAAGGCAGGCTGCGGAGCGCGGCAACTTGGAGTCGTGCAACAGCTGCCAAATACGCTGCGTGAGGGGCGGAAGTTTTACACCGGCTTGAGCTAGCGCAGACGAGATTTGATTCATAGGTTTTCCTTATAACATTGAGACGGCGAGACTGCCGTGAGTGCATTGTACAACACTTTTTTGAGTGCCATACAATTATTTTGTGACCCCAAGGTCATTAAGCATGGCGTGAGCTTTTTTGATGTACCAGTCATGGTCAATGTCATCAGGCAAAGAATCCGGCAGAATCATGAGCGGCTTGGCCCCATCGGTTATAGGGACCTTGTTGCCATTCTTTTTGTAGTGTATGGCCCCTTGCTCATCTTTGGCATAGTACCAACGGACTGCTTTACCTAGATACTCATTGTTCTTGATAGCCCCTCCGGTAACAGCTCTGACCGAGATGAACTTACGAATCTCTGTACACTCATGGATTGTGGTCTCTATCGGAATGTCAAGCTGTAAGTAGTCCACAACGGCTTGCGTACAGATCTGAGTTGTCGGTGTTTTGGACAGGTTTTCATCGGCATAAACACCTTTGACTTTATACCCGCCATTGCGCTTAAGTGCAATGTAGTTGTTGATGTCACGCGAGTAGACCGCAGAATAAGAGGTCTCTTCAGTGCTAAAGCCAGTTGTTCTTTCCCACCTGGCAACAATGGTCTCCATGGCCGCTTGGTTGCGCTTTTGGCAATAGATGATGATGCCATCAGTATTAGCACTCACAACACTAATGCTTTGTTCTTCAAGAGCCTCAATAAGCATTAGCAAGCTGAGTTGCCCAGTCACGGTTGTTTGAATAAGTAGGTTAGGTCCATAGAGGGCTGACCACCGTGACCCAAATTTGCCAAAGCTCCCGTTGATCGTAACTTTTAAAGCCTCGTTGATGACCTTATTGCCCTCTCTTTTTGCCTTGATTCTTTTCTCCACAAGGGATCTGTAGACGGTCAAGAAGTCAGGCCCGATATGGTCAGGATAAAGCTTCTGGTTCAGGATGACGCTAGGATAGTAGCTAGTCACGTCGCGGTCAACAATGATGTGGTTGGCGTCAGCTATGTAGTGAACTTTTTTCTCGCAAGAATGAATCCCGCCAATGCCTAGTTGGTATGTGCTAGACCCGACCTTGATCTTGAGTTTGCCGACCTCCAATGGTTCAGCAACGTCACCTTTTTCATTGAGTGTGAATGGCCGCGTCTTAAAAATGTCTAAGGCATTGCCTAACCCTGGATGCTTAAACGCAACAAACAACGGAGGAACATAGTTGAATGAAAAGTCTTTAGGCAGACTAGGTCGAGAAACCTTCTCACCCTTGATTGCCTCGATCTGTTTTTTGATGACCGACTCAGCTATTTGAGCATCTGACTTTGACCGTAACTCCAAGCCATACTCTTTGCCCATCTGTTCACGTAGCTCAATCTGTTCACTGAGCCGGCCGTATAGGTCAATCGTTGTGTCTAAGTCGTTGATGCAGTAGCTACTCAGCAAGTCTCTTTCGTTTCGCTTGATCGTTGCGTTTGGTTCTATTGGCAAGTCTTGCATGCGTTTACTGTGCAAGCGACCACCATAGATCTTTAAACTTGCCTTCCCAGGTGCAACTTCAATCAAGTCAATGTGATCGATGTACTGGCATCTTGGCAATGTGTACTTTGATTCTGCATCCCAAGCCCTAAGATCATTGACAATGATGTCATCTGACAGAGCCTTCAGCTTTTGTGAATCAAAGCCGGCAATGGATCCTTTAAGCAAAAGCAGGTCATAGCGGTTGCCATTGAACGTGATGATTGTGTACTTGGACAAAAGGCTTTTAAGTGGCTCAACGTCAAAGTCTTCCCAGTCTGAGCGTTCAAAGGTTGCAATCTTGCCATTAGCAACGGACTTGATGGCAATCAAAAAGTAGTTGACATAGCATTCAATGTCAAGTACAGCTTTATTCCGCATACTGACTCCATGCACGACCTGCTAAAACCCACAATTCTTTGCCACTGGATGGGTAGTCTTTATCGGCAACGATGCGCTTTATGCTTGTGCACAATGCTAGTTTGGTGCAGCTTATGCACGGCGCTGTTGTGCAGTACAAAGTGTCGGCTTCATCGACTTGACGCAGTCTAGCTATTGCGTTTTGTTCAGCATGGGCTGACATGCAAAGATCTAAGCCTGAACCACTAGGCAGTCCGGCTCCTGCACAAGGCACATCAATGCAATGTTGCGATCCTGGGAAAGACCCGTTGTAGCCGGAAGACAAGATGTATCCGTTGCCAGTTATCACGGCACCGACTTGCCTTCTGGAACAGGTTGCTCTTTTGGCAAATGCCCTAGCAACTTGCATGTAAGTCTGATCTAGCGTTGGTCTTGTCATGATGGTTGCCGACCTTCTCTATGCTTGATGTGATTTATGTTGAATATTTTTGAACGGTCTACGCTGTCATAGCCTCTAGGCTGGATGTATTGCTCGCAGTACCGAATCAAGTCACAACCGGGAGCAGCATCTTCAACGTCCATCGGTCTAGAGTTGAACAAGTCACAAAACATTCTTGTGCCGGTATCATAAAAGCTTTGTTTGCCCATTTTGCCTATAGGCTTAAAGACCAGCTCAAGGGCTGCTGTTGCATTTGCGCCATGATAGCAGTTTGAATTCTCATCAACGAGTTCTGGAAAGTACTCAGCAATGTCCATGACCCAGGCGGTTAGAACAAACTTGAACCTTCTCCATCCATGCAGTGTCTGCCAGTCTAAGCACCAGTCAACAGCGGATTGGATTTTTATCGGTTCTGATTGGTCAACCAACCAATTAAAAAAGTCTCGGGCAAGCTTAGGGGCTATGTCAACTAGGTACTCACGGCCTCCTTGACTATAGGCTGCCGAAGGCTTGTTAAACGAAGGTATTTGGTTGCCCATTGAACTAAACATCGGGCCTTCAAAATCTTTGATCAACCGCCTAATTGAGTCCTCACCGTCTGCGTTCTTGCAGAGGTAAGGGACTGGCGAGTTGTACCAGCCATGCGGTGGCAGCTTAGCGTCACCGATCATGGCAAAGCTTGCACCTGAACCACAAATCCTGTGCACAAGAAAAATGTAGAACCATTCTGCATCGTTGAACTTGTCAGCGTAGCCTTCACATGCATAGCCGTGTTTGACATTCCATTTGTGTTTTGGATTGTCTTTGCCTAAAAACATTTCTTGTGGCACGTTTGAAAAGCCAGCAGCCCATCGGCTGACTGTGTCATAGATGTGAATGTTGTCTTGTAAAGGGCAGCCACTTTTAGTAGACTCAGGCAACATGCCAACGTTACGGTCTTGCAGCAACTTAGCTCTATGGTGATACGCAACCGCTTCTAAGAAGTAGATCGACGGCTCTAGGTTGTAGTCTGAACAAAGATCCCATTCTTTGTTCAGTGCATCACGATACGGATGCCTATCAATTTCATGCAACTCCAATGAGTGCAGTAGTTCAGGGCTATGGTTTAGCATCATGGCCCACGCTCCAGGTCAGACATGTCACCCCATTCCCGCTGGCTTTTTAAGGGTATATTTTGGACTTGTTTATACTGAGCCACTACTTTGTCATCGGTGCCAACGTTTATGAAGATTGAGTCATCTATGCCAAAATTTTCAAAGTCTTCCCAGCACTTGGCATCATAGTTTGCCGTTGACGGGAAAGGTGGCCGTTTGTTTAGTGGTACGTCTTTCAAAAACGGTTGAGATGATGACCATAGGATTGCATTGCCAATCTCACCATCATGCATATTACGAGCAACGATCACGCCACGGCAAGCTGCTTTAGGCCAAGCTATTTGCAATGCACGAATGGCTGTTCCAGTAGACACCGACATCCAAATCTCACTAGGATCTTTACCTAGTTGTTCAGTGACAAGTCCTGCAAGATTGATGATGCCGGCTGTGACCAATGGTGTTTTGCCAAGTCCAAAAGGCAAGTACTTTGCCCCATGCTTTTCAGCCCACTTCTTAGCATAGCTGTTTAAGGTTGGCATTGCTGCAATCTTGATAAAACGCAAGTCAGACCCATAAGACAACAGTGCTTTTTGATGCATTGAAGGTTCGCCTGATGCTGGACAAAAGAACACGCAATGTTTGCCATAGAGTTTGGCAAGGGTTGCAATTGCATCCATAGCCATACCTACGCGAGGAGCACAATAGACTAAAACGTCTTCTTTGCACTCCGCTATCAACTGCTCAGCGCCGTAGCCTTTCAAGCTGCTAGCACTAGCATCGCCTCTGAACACCCACTTTTTACCATGGGGCCGTACTACTGGGGCTGACAGCTTTGACTTAAAGCCATTGCGCATTGCAATGTAGTAGGACCTTGCATCATGTCTGCCCCAGCCTGCCGGAATGTCCATGTTTGACTTGCTAGTTGTGCACGTGAAGATACTCATAGTTGACCCCAATCAAAACGACGGTAAAAAGGAGGTGCAATGTGCACCGATGAGTTGAGCTCCATGAAAATGTTTGCATACTCTTCAGGGTCTACGGAGTACCAGCTGCTTGGCGGACTGATCAAGCATTGTTGGCTCATTTTGTCCATAAACAATTCAGTCCAATACCGCCTTTGATCTACTGTACCAGTGAATGGGGTTCCTTTATAAAAACCGGTTTGAGGGATCTTGCGCTTTTCCCATTCGATCGGTACAGGGGCGGCAATTTCAACTTGAATGTCATACTCACTGTTTAAAAAGTTGGCCACATCGGCATAGTTGCTGCATAAGTCAATGACGGCTTGTTTAGGGGCGCTCTGTCGACCGATATGATGTCGGATGTCTATTGATCCACAGACTAAAGTTACGCGCCTTGGTTTGTGAACCAAGCGGCCTATTTGCTCAACAAAATAGCCTTTTTGTAATGCCCCATGCAACGTTAGTCCGTTTGTCCGGATTACACCTGAACCGCTAGCTGCAAAGGCCGTTGAGTGGCTGTCACCGATTGCGACTACGTCGTTTTTAAGATCTTGTTGGGTCAGTGTTGTCGAGGCTTGAAGGCGCGCATCTAGATTGGCCAAAAGGGCAGACGTCAGCCTAGTTGAGCATGTGGCCTGGCCTAAGCGTTTAGACAATTGGTGTGCATAGTTTGGCATAGGCCAATCCAAGCTGACTAGTTGTCCTTTGTAGTTTGCCAATTCTTCAAGCTTGTCAACTAAGCCTTCACTGACCCCTCCGAACAAATTGAGCACTCCGCCAAAATTGACGCCATGCTCCACGTATAGGATTGGGCAAGTTAGCGGGTCAGTTGGCCCAGCAACAGGCACGCCAAGACATTCTGCCCAATGCATGGCCCAGCCACGCACATGGCTTTTTGGACGGACAGGTATGTTTTGAAATGGGTTGTAAATCATTTTACAAGCCCGATGTGCCGTGGATAGATGTGCAAAGATCCTGCATTCCAGTACATGTTGCCTTTGACTAAGTCAGGATAGGTTTGTTGCAGCCTGATCAAAGCAAAGTCGTGGACAGTATTTTGCCAAAAGTAGTCACCTTTATACCCATAGACTGCATCATTAGAACGCATGTTGACGATGTGGTTCAGCTGGCCGTCACGGATAAGTAGCTGAGTGCTGTACGTGCACATGAAGTCACGCATGCCGTCGATGACCGAGTCTTCATGCATCGAGGGTCGAATGTAAATGATCACGGCTTGCCGGCTCTCTTTGTTTAAGACAAGGGAGTCAATTGCCTTATGGAATTGATAGCCGTTCTCAGCGCTAAAGACACACCATCCATAGTTTGAGTTGATCCGACCCTTCTTGCTTGCAACTTGTTGCCAGACCGCAGGCACAGGCGGAGCAATGTCATTAGTGTTCAACGACTGGCTCATGTACCAACGCAGCTCACGAGCATTCCATTCGGCATTCACTTCACCAAAAATGGAAGGCTCATCGGCTATGAATGATGCATTGACAATCTCCAACATTCCAGATTCGTTTGGCTTCATAGCCTTGAACTGGTCTCGGATGCCTTGGACTGCTGTAAAGTAAGGTTTAACTGGTTTGAGCCTCGTTATCTGATCAAACAGTTTCTTTCCACGGTTGTAGAATTCTTTGTCTTTTCCTGTGCTGTTATCCTTACTCATTACTTGCTCCCTACAAAGCGGTCATCTTTATCTTTGTTGTGGGCTGTATGCTCCATCAGAATAAAGAGTTGGGTTCCAGCATGGGCAAGGTGGGGCAGCCCTGATTCTGGATCAGTGTCTTCACCTTGCCAGAAAGCAAAAAGATGCCGTATGATGGAGCCATAGGTACGTGACCAAGCAACAGTCTCGCCTTGACGGTACGAGTTGGCAAAGTACTTCTTGGCACCAAAGCCAAACACATTGGCAACTTGCATCATTGGGTCTATTGGTAGCAGATCTACTCGCACCTTTGTTGCGTCAAACTTAGGTGCAAAGCCAGGTTGGATTGTGCCATCTGAGCTAGGTGCAATTGGGGATAGTGCAGGAACTCGGTCAATGATTTGTTCAAGTTCTGCTTCAGGGCCAATCCAACCTTTAGGTTTGACTAGGTCACGCTTGAAGCCACCACGCTTATCACCATTTTGGCCAACTTCTTTGGCCATGTTTGCCTTCATGACCTTCTCAAAGCCTTCAAGCAAAGGCAGCCCTTGTCTGTCAAGAGTGCCAACAGCAAACACGATCAGATCGAGAAGGGCGTCGTACTCATCGACCAATGTAGTTGCGGCGTTGTACTCATCAAGTTCCTCTTGCAAAGCTTTGACTCGAAAGGCTTTTTCATGAGGATCAAGATGCCAAGGCACGCCAATGCTTGATGTCAAACCAAATTTTTTGTGCATGGCCTTGACAAGGCCCATAATCCTGCTTTCCATAACTAACTCCTTCGTATTGATTAAACGGGCTTTTCACCCGATCGACGCATTGACCTGCGCTAAGGTTTGTTTTTAGCCGAGCAAGTCGGCATCTTCTTTGGCAAAGTTGGCAAAGTCATCAGAAGCTTCAGTGCGACCACTAAAGGCCTCACCGTCTTTGACTTTCATGATGTTGTCCAAAGCAATCGACACGCCTTTGCCACCAGTAGGATGCTCCCAAGCATAAGCTCGGATTGACGCCCTGTAGTAAGCACCGCTATAGATCTCATTGGCATCCATGATGGGTTTCAGAGAGGCATCAACAATGCCTGGCTTGTTGTTTGACGTGGCTTGCACGCTGTAGCAGCCCGCAAACTCAGGCCTTTCTTCTTCATCACCATCTTTGACAGGCGACTTCATCTTTGGAGGGATTTTGCCCCATTTTGCTTTGGCTGTCTCATCAACCATTTTGTTGAGATCAGTCCAGAACGAACTCTTTTTAGGCAGTGGGATGGTGATTTGGTAACGAGGCTTTGCACCTTCAACGCCTTTAATGGCATGCGGTTCAAGTACGTGCACAAAAGATCCACGGAACTCAGGGGTAACAAGCTTTGACATTTTTAGTCCTTAAAACATTGATGAAAATGGGAGTCTTTCCTCCCTGTCATTTGGTCGTTAGACCACATCCATTAGCAACTCACGTGCTTTGTTCTTGAGAGTGTTGCCGTAACCAAACCATGCTGCATTCTGGTTAAGGCCATGATCAACGTGCTCAGTCACAGCATTGAGCAATCCCCAAGCTGTGCCTTCTGCTTCTGGCAGCTCATTGCCGATGGCTTGTCCATTGAACAAAGCCATGATAGACTGGAAAGCCTTTGTTTTTTCTACTGGCACAACTTCCATCTTTTTGATGCCATCAACAAACTTAGTTGACATCGATGTAGGCAACAGCTTTTTAAGGAACTCAACCGCAAAGGTTGCATTGATTTGCTGTTTTGCAAGACGGCGTGAGTCGATCAAGAACTTTTCAAAGCCATTCAAAGCAATGCCAAGATCTAGTGCTGTGTCTTTTGCGCTGAACTCTTTTGAATGATTGATACGGACCGTGTCACCAGACTCAGCTGAAGCATAACCGAGAGTGTTGCTGCACACAACACGGACTGAGGTAAATCGCGCCGTGGTTGCAAGAGTACCGTCATATGATGTTGCCAACAGGACATATGGTTTGACAACATCCTGGCCAATTATGGTAGCTCCATCATTGACTTTGGCCATTGCCCAGATACGCTTGCCACCTGAGAGTGCGCCTGCTGATTCCAGTTCAAAGTGATTGTTCTCGGCAAGCTTGGCAAAAAAGTCCAACACATCTGCTGGTTGAACGATGTTGTAGTCATTGCTGACAACACCGAGAGGGGCAAACGTGTCTGACCGATAGAGAACATCTTTGTTTGGGTACGCGGCAAACGAACCCTCGCTGTCTTGATACTGAACCGTTGAGCGGTTAACCGTGTGCGTCAAGCCTGCAGCTTTTGCCCACACGCCGATAGGCTGACCGGCTTCAAGAATCTGACCGAGACCATGCCATGCACCTTTTTTAGCAAGTGCAACGTTTGCTTGACCATTTGAGAAATCTAGTTCGTGTGCCATTTTAGACCTTTTAACATTGAGACGGCGACATTGCCGTGATTGCATTGTACAACACTTTTAGGCCTGTACACAACTATTTTGAGCTTTTTGCAAAATCTTTTTTTGCGGACTGAGTCTTGTCCACGGATGACCGCTTGTCTTTCTCAGGAGCAATGGTTGGTTGGCCAACGTCTACCTTGATCAAGGCGCTCATGTCTAGGCTTTCAGCTTTAAGAGCAATCTCCATTTGAGCCACGCTAAGCAAGACTGACTTTGTATAGATCTGGTCATAGCCTTGTTTTTTCAACCATAACTCGGTTTTTGGCACGTCTTGCCATGACCTAGTCTTACGGCCTTCAACAACTTTCCAGCCAGGGATCAAGCCTCCGGTCAGTAAGATGTCTTTTGCTTTGGCTTCTACTGCTTCGACAAACGCGCTGAGCACCGACAACTTAGGCAACCATTCCTCTATAAGGTCCATTCCAACTGGCTTAGTCTTGAAGTCAATGGCTGCAGCCTCATTGGCTAAGCGGTTCATCTCTGGGCATTTGGCTTTTGCACGACACCATTTGCAGGCTTTCTCGCTAGCCACAAACTTGTTAGGTTCGTTTTGAATGGCTGCGTAAGAACGCTTTAGTTCTTCAGCAAATGCTAAGAGTTCCTTTAGTTCAATGGTCCAGCTGTCAATACTGTTCATCGGTGGTTGAACGATAGTCATCATGATCGTGTCTACGTCGTACACAAGGCCGTATTTAAGGTAAGCACCCAATGCATAGCAGAGCAACTGCGTGTTGCCTTCAGCCTCTACGCGCACACCGCTGCCGGTTTTAAGATCAATGACACGCATCAATGAACCATCAATGACGATGGCGTCTGCGGTACCCCAGCAATCATTAATGACTTCTGCAAGTGTGACCTTTTCTTCGTAAAACTTTTGGCCGTTGAGGGCTTGGATGTAGTTGACATAGACTTGAACAAGCTCAGCCATTTCATGCGTGATGATGTGGCCATTGATCGTCTTGCCAACAAACATGGTTGGTTCAAGGCCTTTAGTCAGACAAAGGTCAGACACTGTGTGCATTGCAGTGCCTTTCTCTGCATAGATGCTTGAGTCGCCACCTTTGATGTCAGGTTCCAGATGGACGCTGCCTGGGCAAGTCATCCATCTAGAGCTAGCACTCGGTGAGAGCTTAGCGTGCTTCATTGACCAATTCCATAGTTTGTTGGAATTGCTCTTCACCGATCTCGCTGACCTTTTTGACTCCAAGTTCAGCCAGGATGGCAAGAGCTTGTTCACGCTTGCCTGCGCCAATCAGTTTGGCCATTGCTTGGCGAATGTGGTCAAGCGTAAGTGGCTCAATCTCCACTTGTTTGGCTGGCTTTTTAGGGGTTGACACCTCTTGCTCAACAGCCTTAGGTTCCTCTTGTTCAACGGCCTTGGGTGTTGGTGCCTCTTCAGCCAAATCAAACAATTCGGCCAACTCACGCAGCTTGGCTGCAATCAATTTTTCATTCATGTCCGTAGACTCCTTAATGACACTATCAATGACATCCATCTTGGTCAATATCTTGTGTAAGATAATTTCATCGATGGACCCGGTTATCGTCAACAAGTCAATAGTGACATTGTCTTGTTGACCGATTCTGTGGCAGCGGTCTGCTGCCTGTTGAAGGTCTGAGGGAGACCATGGTGCTTCAACAAATACGACATGGCTTGCTGCTGTCAGGGTCAGACCTACTCCAGCAGCTTTGATGTTGCCTACAAAGACCCTGCACTTGGCGTTGTTTTGAAATGTTTGAACTGCAGCATGCCTGTCTTCATTCTTGACTGCGCCGGTAACCATGACCGGTTCATAGTCCTTAAAGGCGGTCATGAGCCCGTCAATGATGTGAGTGTGATGAGCAAAGACTACAACCTTGTCTGTCTGTTCAAGACAGTCTTTGATGTAGCTTATAGATTGGTCTAGCTTGCGCTCTGCATTGAGGCGTCTGATGTCACTGATGGCTTCAAACGGAATCGAATCAGGCTTGTCAATCTCGTCAGCTGTAAATTGCTTCTCGCGCTTGTCAACTGGCAAATCAAGGGCAATGACTCGATAGGTTTTTGATGGCAAGTCAATGCACTCAGCTTTTGTCATCCGCAGCATGAACGGTTCTAACACTTTAATCAGTTCACTTTTACGGCTTGAACCGCTGAAGTCGTAGGTGTCCCAGGGTGTTTTCCATCCTGCACAGAACCTCATACCAAACTCAAAGTAACCTAGCTTTGTGGCTCCAATCGAATAGAGTAAAGTCCACAGCTCGATAGGTCGATTGACTATAGGTGTGCCTGTCAACAGGCTGACATTGGTTGTGGTCTTGATCAGACTCATTAACAGCTTTGTACGCTTGGCTTTGTAGTTCTTGATGTAGTGAGCTTCATCCACTATCAAAGTGACCGGTTTAGGTAGGTCAAGCTTGCCTAGTATGTCGTAGTTGACAATGGTGACGTCAAGGCCTTTGATTGGATCCTTGGGGCTGCGAACAACCTGCACGCTAAGTTCAGGCCGCCACATCTTGAGCTCGGCTTGCCAGTTGAGTTTGAGTGATGCAGGACACACGACCAATGCAGGCACAGACAAGTCTAGGCTAGACACACCTGTCTTGCCTAGACCCATGTCAAGCGCAAGAATAGCCTTAGGTCGTTGACCTAGCCACTTGACGGCTTGGACTTGATGAGGGTACAGGTTCATTTGGCAATGGCCCAATACCAAATGCGACTGATGAGCACACTTGCTGCCATGCCTAATAAAAGGAATGGCACTAAGATTGCCATAACAAAGAGTGCCAAGAAGACTTTCATTTGATCAAGTCCAGACATTCTTTTGCACACTGCTTGAGCTCACGAGTCGAGCTGCTGCCAAATGAAATGCCTGTTTCCATCATCTTGTATTGCACATCAAGTGCAAGCTCAAGACTGATGTTGAGCCACTTCATGATGTCTCTAGTAAGGGCGTTCATGCAAGCTCCAAGGCAGTTTGCTTGACTTCGATCTTGTAGCCGAGGGCTTGAGCAAGCTTGAGTGTGTCGCGGCTCAAAGTATGTTGCCGTGCAATGTCGGCAAAGATTTGAGCAACAGAGTTGGCAGGATAGATCATCTCTTTTCCATAGACATTTTTGATGGTGACGATGAGTGGGTTGTTGGCTGTGAGGACGGTCATGATAGGCTTTCGACATTGAGACGGCGAGACTGCCGTGAGTGCATTGTACAACACTTTTTGAGTGTTGCACAACTATTTTGCAACTATTTTACTGCTTGGCCCAGTAGCCATAGACCATTTTGTGGGTGCAGTCCCAGGTGTCGTTTGCCACACTGTCAATCACTGCTACAAGATGATGGGCTTGCTTGGCAATCACACTGCCTTTTGGCATATCACTGCAGCGAGCCTTACGGCCTATAAACTGAGGGGCCTTGTGCCATGCCCACCCATAACGCTTGAGCACTACTGTGTAAATGTCTTTCATGATGCCATTGCGTGCTGACCTTGAACGACCGTTGTCACAGTTTGCTTGTGATAGTTCCTTGTACACGGCTTTGTAGTCAAGCTGCAAAGCTATTGCCATTGCCCGAGCTCCGCAGTCACCTGCTGTGCCCTTGAAGCCTGCAGCTTGACGGCCGCCGTCATTGAATTTATATTCCATGATGATCCTTTACAACATTGAGACGGCGAGGTTGCCGTGATTGCATTGTACAACACTTTTTGAGTGTTGCACAACTATTTTGCAACTATTTGCGTTTATACATAGGGGTCCAGTCCTTGATGTCTGGTCTGAGCTGCTCTTTTGTGAATGGTATGGCCTTCATCGAGCCAAATTTTCTGGCCGCAACACGGCCGATCTGTCCTCGTGTGAACCAGTAGGAAACGGTGTTCCGGCTCATCTTTGCTTGCCGAGCCATCTCAGCCTTTGTACCCATGTGGACTAGGAGGAGGTCTAGGGCCTCTTGACAATCGGCTTTAAAAGGTTTGGGTTTTTTTTCAATCATGATGTATTGTACATCAGTTTTTTGATGTATGATGTCAATGGGCTTGGGACGAATTAGCTACTCGACCGACAAGGATGCTTTCCCCTTTCACAGCATCCGCCCAACCTACACTTGTGAATGGGCATTGAAAGAAAAACATGGACTCTCCGCAGCCAACCTCTTCAATAGAGGGTCGCGTTTATGACAGCTGTGACGCAACCCGCATCTATCTCTCTGAAGCCATAAAGGCCACATCCAATTTGCCAAAAGGTATGAACAGAACGGCTTTGATCGTTGCGTTCATGGAGATTGGCGTGGCGGCACTCCTTGCCGACCAAGCAAGGGGAAGCCATGCAAACTAAACCTACAGTCTTAGCAGTTTTACCAGAATTTATCCCTCAAGCTCTCAAGGCCATCCCAAGATGGGTCGTTTGGAAGCTAGTGCTTGACGGGAAAAAGTGGAAAAAAATACCGTATCAAACAAACGGTCGAATGGCAAAGAGTACAGACCCTAGTACATGGTCAACGTATGAAGATGCACTAGATGCCTATTTTGTCGATGGTTTTGATGGCATAGGCATAACAATCGATGGCTCTGGTGACTTTCAGGGCATTGATCTAGATGACTGCATCATTGATGGCAAAATGAACCATGTGGCCAATGAGCTGCTAGACCGGGTTGATGGCTATGCAGAGACCAGCCCTTCAGGTACAGGCATCAAACTATTCACTAGATCAAATTTAGCCAAGTCAGGCAAAGTTGGTGACATTGAGGTCTATAAAGAGGGCCGCTACTTTACAGTGACGGGCCATACCTTAAATGGTCACGGCCTTTTGCCCGACACTATCCAAGATGTAGACTGGTTTGTTGAACGACATTTTGGAACAAATGAGGCCCTTGGCCTTGAGTCTTATAAGCCGCCGCTCAATGATTGGGATCTTGAGCGGGTAGAGATTGAACTGCTGCCATTCATAGGTGACCTTGAGCCGTACGACCTATGGCTCCAACTTGGTATGGCTTTGCATCATCAAGGTCGAGGCGGTGAGGAATGGATGGAGCTTTGGGATCAAGCCAGTCGTCAGACTGGTTCATACGACCGCCGTGAGTTGGAATCCAAGTGGGACTCTTTTAGTGAACAACACGGCTCAGGGGGCGGGGCCATAACCCTTGCCTCGATCATCAAAAAGGTCATTGAGTTCAAGAAGGCTGAGCAGACCAGGACTTTTGATCGTTGTAAGGCTTTGATTGTTGACGAGACTGACCTTGAGCAGCTTAAGACCGTGGTAGTTGAGGCAATCAAAGCTGAGCTTGGCCTTGACCACATCAGTCGCAATGTTTTGGCAGGCATTCTCAAGACCAAGTTCAAGGATCTAAACTTCCCCATCTCAATCAATGATGCCAAGAACCTGATCAAGCCAAAGATTCATGAGGGTGTACCAGAATGGTTAGGTGATTGGGTTTATGTCACTCACGAAGACAAGTTTTTCAATGTCAATAGCAAAAGGAAAGTCTCGCAACAGGGTTTTGGTGCAATGTTCAACCGGTTTTGTGGCGATGACTCAGCAGCTACATTGTCCTTAGATCTGTTTAGGATTCCTACTCCTGACAAGATCATCTACTTGCCTGCTGCTGAGGATCTGTTTGAGCTAAATGGGATTGAATGTGTCAATGAATACAACAAGAACAGCCCGCCAGATGTGCCTGCTTCTTTAAGTGCCGGCGACCTTAAAGCCATTGAAGTTGTGCAAGCCCATCTGTCAATGATCTTAGTTGAACAACACGCTGTAGAGATCATGCTCAGTTGGATGGCTTACTGCGTTCAGAATCCAGGGTCTAAAATTCGGTGGGCTCCGTTGATCAAAGGCATTGAGGGCGACGGCAAGTCGGTGCTAGGCAACTTGATGATGGGTGTGATGGGTATGGCCAACGTAGGCATTGTGTCACCTAGCGTATTGGCAACCGGCTTTACGAGTTGGGCAGCAGGCAGGTGTGTCAATGTGCTTGAGGAGATTCGCATGGTTGGTCACAACCGCCATGATGTGCTGAATACCATAAAGCCGTATATTACCAACGATCAGGTCACAATACACCCCAAAGGTATCAACGAGTATGTAGCACCAAACACGGTCAACTACATTGCATTCACAAACCACCACGATGCCCTCCCACTTGAGGACACGGATCGCCGATGGTGGGTTCAATTTACACCTTTTAACAATCAAGGTGAGTTGCTCAAAGTAGCCAATTCGGACTACTTCAGCAACTTGTTCAATGCCATTCGTGATCATTCACCTGGGCTTAGGAAGTGGTTGCTTGAGTACCAACTCAACCCATTGTTCAATCCAAAAGGCCAAGCACCATCATCTTTGGCTAAAGACCAGATGGTCAGTTTAAACGTAAGTGAGGATTTTGGTGTTGTAAAAGAATTGCTATCAGAAGGTGGATTCGGCTTCAATGATCAAATTTTGTCTAGCCGCCACTTCACAACAGCGCTAAGTTTTATTGAAAATATCGAGGTACCAAAGACCATTTCGTTGAACAAAATCTTCATGAAACTTGGCTATTCTGCGCTTGGACACCCCGTAAAATGGGAAGGTAAGGCTTGCACAATATGGCTAAAAGGTTCGTACTTGAAAACGTTTAAAGGAATGGAAAAATCTGAAGTGAACGAACAAATTAGAAATTTATTGGAAAAAACGCAAGGTAAAGACCTTTTAAGCTGAATGTCCCGAACTAAAGCTATCTCGAACCTCAATTCGAACCTCGATTCGAACTAGCTTAAGCTATTGATTTTTATACATATTTTACTTAAAAGGTTCGAAGTTCGAAATAATACTATAAAGTTGACAGCCGGCAGGAATGTATATATGAACAAAAAATAGTATATATATCTGCCGGTGGGGATGGACTTCAATAAACCTCGAACCCCGAACCCCGAACCTGGAAGTTTAGTGACGGAAAATAAATGGTTGTATACAAACAAGTTAAGTCTAAGTCAGAGTCTAGCGAGCAAACGACTCTAGTTGCCAGGGTGCGCAACTTCCATCCTGACCTGGTTTTTATGAGCATCCCGAACGGAGGCAAAAGGGATCCACGAGTAGCTGCGCAGATGAAGCGTGAAGGCGTTTTGGCCGGCGTGCCTGATCTCTTTCTGGCAGAACCGAGGCAAGGGTCACATGGTTTGTTCATCGAGATGAAGAAGGTTGGTGGCCGGACAAGCAATAATCAGGATTCGATCATCGACAAGTTGAAAGAGAAAGGGTATCACGTCGTAGTGTGCGAGGGAGCAGACGAGGCTTACAGTGAGTTTCTGCGCTATGTCTATGGTGATCAACCTCCTGCGTGGCTTAAGCGCTTTGTGGATCATCCTGGTAAGACCACGATGCCAATTAAAAATAAATAGGGTACAATCCGTAGAAGACAATCTGACCGAAAGGGTTGATTATGCAATTACGAACCCCTGCTCCAAAGCGAACCGGCGGCGCATTGCCCGGGTCGAACAATGGCGGCGGTGCTAAACCTGGCAGCGTACGACCGGTTGGTTCTGGCCGGCAACCCGGTACTCCTAACAAAGTTACGCTGACTGCAAAGTTGGCGATTGCTGAGTTTGTCGACGGCAATGCGCATCGATTGACCGGCTGGCTTGATGCCGTGGCTGAAGGCACACCAATGCTTGATCTTGACGGTAAACAAATTTACGATCAAGACGGCAACAAAGTCTACGTGACTCGGCCAAACCCTGAACGTGCTTTCAATCTGTTTCAAAGCGTGGTCGAGTATCATGTGCCTAAGTTGGCTCGCAGTGAAATCAGCGGACCAAATGGCAGTGCAATACCGATTGCTGCTGTCGATCTAAAGGGACTGAGTGACGTAGAGCTTGACACGATGCAGAGATTGATGAGCAAAGCAGCAGGCCAATGAACGCACCACTCAGCCCGGTTGCAATGCTTGACATGATCAAGCATGAGCGAGACCGTCGCCGAGCTGAGGGTTGCTTGTATGACTTTGTCAAGCAAAGCTGGCATGTCGTAGAGCCTGGCATACCATTTATCCAGAGCTGGCACATCCAAGAGATCTGCGAACACCTTGAGGCCATCTCATGCGGTGACATTCGGCGGCTGCTCATCAACATACCGCCAAGGCACTCCAAGTCAACCATTGTGTCGGTCATGTGGCCGATGTGGGAATGGCTGACAACGCCTGAGCAGAAGTTCTTGTGTGCCAGCTACGCAGGCAACCTGAGCATTCGTGACAACTTGAAGGCACGGCGCTTAGTGCAGTCGCCTTGGTATCAAGAACGTTGGGGCGGTTTGTTTGAACTGTCGGGCGACCAGAATGCCAAGCAACGGTTCGAGAACAGCAAGACCGGCTACCGCATAGCCACGTCACCTGGCGGCACGGCTACAGGCGAAGGCGGCTCTCGATTGGTGCTTGACGATCCACACGGTGCACAAGAAGCCCAGTCAGACGCCATGCGTGAGAGTACGTTGGACTGGTTTGACATGGTCTGGTCAACGCGGCTGAACAACCCCAAGACCGACGCAATGGTAGTTGTGATGCAGCGGCTGCATGAGCGCGACATCAGCGGACACATACTCGATGACATCAAAGGCTGGGAGCACATTTGTATCCCTGCCGAGTGGGACGGCAAGGTGCGCAAGACAGTGCTCGGTCCATACGACCCACGCACCAAGAAAGGTGAACTCATCTGCCCTGAGCGCTTCGGGCCGATAGAGATCACGGCCTTAAAGCAGCTACTCGGTTCGTACGGCACAAGCGGTCAACTGCAGCAAGATCCTGTGCCGAGTACCGGCGGCTTGCTCAAGACTGCGTTCTTCCAGCAATGGCCACACAATGAACGGCTGCCGCAGTACGAGTACATACTGCAGAGCTACGACTGTGCATTCACCGAGAAGACTACAGGCGACCCTACGGCCTGCACGGTATGGGGAATGTTCACGCACAAAGGCGAGCGGAACTGCATGCTGCTTGATGCTTGGGACGAACACCTCAGCTATCCTGACTTAAGAACCAAAGCCGTTAAGGATTGGACGACCGAGTATGGTGGCGACAACAATAATGGGGCAGGCATGCCTACTCGGGCTCGACGGCCTGATCGCATCTTGGTAGAAGCCAAGGCCAGTGGTCAATCGCTGCTTCAAGACTTGCGTTTGGCCAGAGTGCCTGCAGTAGGGTATAATCCGGGAAACGCCGACAAAGTAAGCCGTGCACATCAAGCAGCACCCACCTTGGAGCTTGGACTATTGTGGATACCCGAGTCAAAGCGCAACCCTGGACAGCCTGTCAGCTGGGCAGCGGCGTTCATCAAACAGCTTACCAAGTTCCCACTGGCCGAGCATGACGACTATGTGGATACGTTTACGCAAGCCATCATCTACCTCAAGGATGATGGTTGGTTTGAGCTGCCGCAAGCCAAGGACGTTGACGAACCACGGCCTAAGAGCAAAGACAAGGTGAACCCATATGCCGCTTGACCCTCTTGACGAGTTCTTGCCTCCACGCTATCGGTCTGCTGGTCGTAGGCCTGAGGCCAACAACGACAGAACCGCTTCTGCTAATGCGCCATTGTCAGCGTTGAGGGGTTGGGCAGCAGGCACAGCAGGGTTAGCAGGAGATATAGAAGGCTTAGCCCGTGCAGGTATCTCCCAACTGCCGCCACAACTGCTGACAGCCTTTCCTGCACTTCGTGCATTTGGCATAGGCAGTCGCGCAGATCCCACGCCGCAAATGCCAACAACCGAGTTCTACAACGAATACCTACCCGGTGCTCAGTTGAATCAAACTCCAACAGGCAAAGCATTCACTACTTCAGGCAACTTGTTTGGCGGCACAGGAACTACGACACTTGCTAAGTATGGTATTAAGAGTGCAAAGGCAACGGGCCAAGCACTAGGGCCAACCGCTGTGCGGATAGGCGAGGACTATTTGCAGCGGCAAGGTTTGATGCCCGGCGTTATTAAGCCCAAAGGTGGTAACCAATTGGCCGGTAGTTTTGAGAATTCATTGAAAGGGTTAAAAACCGACGTGCCTGCGTTTGACTTTTCTGAAGGCAGAAATATGAAACAAACGGACGCCAACTTTATCGAACAAAACTTTCCGGGAATCACTCAGGAATATTCGGACGCTTTTCGTGCTTCTGGGATGCACTCAATGGACTACGCAAAAAAGCAAATTCCATGGTTGAAACAAAATCATCCGGAAATCATAGATTCGTTGTTGACAGGCAAAACAAAAGATCAGGCACTCAATACCTGGATTGACAAACAACTGACCAATTATATTAAGAATGACATGGCCACCCCCGGAGACCCAATCCGGGCCTTAGCTGAGCGGGGTATAACCTATGCTGAAATGGCGCCGCTTAATACTTATTTGAGTGACGTACTAGGTCGTCGTCGAGAATCTGTTGGCTTTCCTGCTAAGGGTTTTGGGCAATCAGAAGCAGCTCAACGTTGGGAAGCAGCTGCTGACGAGGCTATTCATAATGCCCCTGCTAGGGAACGGCTCAATACTACTATTTCAGCATCAGAAAAAAACCTATTGGAAAACCCATGGCTAGCTAAAGTTCCACCAGAGACAATGACGTATGGTGCTTACGCTAACTCGGGACAACAGCTAGGTTTTGACCACATCGTTGACGAACTTCGTAATGCTACAGACTTAGCCAGTAGTCTGCCACCTAATTTACGTTTAAAGTCTAGTAGTTTACCACAATTAAGTGTACCTCAAGCTGTTGAGCGTGTCAGCCAGATCAATGCTTGGCGTGCTGCAGAAGCTATTAAAGCTGAAAAAGCAGGCATGATGGGCAACCTTAATGCTAATTCACGTCTTGAAGATCCAACAACACAACTATCGTTTGTTGACAAGCCTGGAATGAAATGGGTTGACATCCCCGAGACAACCGACAAGATTGGGTTGAACCTTTGCACTACCATTGGTAAGCAAGGTGGTTGGTGTACTCAAGGCGAAGGGTTAGCTAAGAGTTATGGCTCTGGGCCAAATCGGCTTACTACTTTGATAGATGCCGATGGCCGCCCTCATGCACAAGCAAAGATTACATCTATCCCCTATTCCGGGGACATCATGGATGACGTTGACGACATAATGCAAACAATGTCTGCAGCAGAACAGCGCAAATTCAATAGGTATATAGGCTCTAACGAATTTGCACCGCATGGTGACGTTGACACGGAAGAAGTATTGGCATGGTTGCAAAGCAATATGCCTAAATCTTACAAGCGCTACCTTGCATCAATCAGCGGCCCATCCAATATCACAGAGATTAAACCTGTTAGCAATGACTTCTCCAGTGCCCGTGCACTGGAGTACAAGAGTCGCGACCCACAGTATCAGAACAAGATCACAGACTCAACGTTAAAGTTCCTTAACTCTAGTGAATGGGGTACGGTAACCGATTTGGACCACTTCAACATTGTTGATTTAAAGGATACCCATAGCGTTCAGAGGGCTTTAAGAGAAGTTTTAGATAGGGACTTGCCAAAAGATCGGATTGACAAGTTTAACTACGCGGTCAATTTTAATCCTGAAGCAAATCGGTTTATGTCAACCAGACAATTTTCTGATTTTCTTGAGCCGCCAGAAGGCTTTGCCAAGGGCGGCGCAGTCCACTTTGACGAAGGCGGTGCAGCCTTTGGCGTATTCCCGCAGATGAAGCCACGCCGGGCACTGCAAGACCGTGAGGCTGCGGCCAATGCACCACTATCTGCACTCCGAGGCTACGCAGCGGGTACTGCCGGATTGCCAGGAGACATTGAGGGGTTGGCCCGTGCAGGCATCTCTCAACTGCCGCCGCAAGTGTTGGCAGCTTTCCCTGCACTACGTGCATTTGGCATAGGCAGCCGTGCAGACCCTACTCCACAGCTACCAACCACTGAGTTCTATAACGAGTATCTGCCGGGTGCTCAGTTGAATCAAACTCCAACAGGTAAAGCATTTACCGCTGCAGGCAACTTGCTTGGCGGTGCAGGCTCCACGACACTTGCTCGGTATGGCATCAAGAGTGCAAAGGCAACGGCCAAAGCAATTGCTGAAGCTGCCCCCGGACCTGCTTCTGGCAGCCGTGCAGCCCAACTTGGTGTCATCAAAATGCCTGGCGGCAACTGGTTGTCCGGCTCGGTGGAAGAATCTGTGAGTCCAATGAAACGGCGTGGAACTCCTTCAATTGCATTTAGCCAAGAAGAAGCTGATGACTTTATTGCAAGAGGTTTTGTTAGAGATAAGTCAGGAGGAGATGGTTATTATTTACCGCCTGACCCGGTCAACAACTTCATTGACAAGAAGATTGCACCGTACATCCGCGATGAAATGGCCACACCTAATGATCCGTTGCGAGCAATGGCTGAGAAGTATGCTGTGGACAAACCAGTTAGGCTGGCTGAGGTGCAAGGTCGGATTGATGCCTTTGCTGCCAAGATGGAACAAACGGCTAGAAAGCGTGGCGTGCCTGTTGAGATGCTGACCTCAATGCGCCAGCAGATGATTGGCCTAGAGAAAGAGAGAGACCTGTTGCAAGTTAGGGAGGCACTTCATGCAGAAATTTTACCAACCACATACGACATGGGACGTAAACGCAAAGAGAGAGGTTTCCCAGAAGAGGGTATGGGTGTATCTCCACAAGCCAAGGCATGGGAAAGCAAGTCTGACTCATTTATCAATAGCCTTAAAGCATCTGACCTGACCACCGGGGACTACCAAGGGGTTCAAATAAAAAATCCTTGGCTTTTTAAAGTTCCTTCGGAAACACCAGTTTATAACTTATATAACGGTTTAAATAGTGACCTTGGCTTTGACCACCTCGTTGATGAACTTCGCAATGCCACTAATCCTGCATCTGGTTTGCCTAAAAACTTGCTCATTGACCCTGCCGACTTAGGCAAGCTCACAATGACTCAAGCGGTTGACCGTGTGGCTGACATCAATGCTTGGCGTGCCACACAGAAGATAGAAGCCAACCAATTGATTGCCAACAATGCAGCTACATTCCTGCACAAAGAGTATCCAACTATTCCCGGATTAGATACCCCTAATAAGCTTGGTTTAAAGTGGGTGCAAATTAGACATGACCCAACTCTTGATATTTTACCTAAAAGTCTTAAAGGTAAACAAGAAGGTGACGAATACGTTATTCGAAATTCTAAAGGTGAATTGCTGGTTTCGCACGACAATTATACTTACGCTTTTGATGATCTTAGGGAAAATTATCCTCAGTATTTTAAGAATGACCCGCTTAAAAAGGCCTTAAAGTATGAAGGCGACGTCATGGGCCACTCTGTCGGCGGGTATGGCATTCAAGGTAACTATGGCGCAGGAGGCATAACCGCCATTCGAGAAGGTGAAGCTAGCATTTATTCACTACGTGATGCAAAAGGTCAACCACAGGTGACAATTGAAACTAGACCTGGGTACACCACCTTTGACGCATGGAAACGTGATGATAAGTCTGGACCTGAAAGAATCATTCAAATCAAAGGCTTCAGGAACAAAAAACCTGCTGATGAGTACCTACCATTCGTGCAGGACTTTGTCAAGAGTGGCAATTGGTCTGAAGTTAATGACTTGGCGAATGCAGGGCTACATGATGCCCGCGCTGCTGGTAAGGCTATAGAAGGCCGACCCGCGTTCATGACTGATGAGGAGCTCGAGGCATTTAAAGCTGAGTTTGCTCCTAAACCCGAAGGCATGGCCCACGGCGGCTTAGTCTCAACCAATTTTGACCCAATTAAAATTCAACAAATCATTGCTGGCTTAGATGATGAGTATGATCCTGAACGCATCCAGCAAATAGTTGCGCAACGTGAAAGTGCATATGCCTAAAAATACAGACCTGACCATTGAAGAAGACGAAATCGTTGAGGTAGATGATGACGAGTCAGACACCGAGGATACTGATGACGGCGGCGCAATGGTCAAACTCAAGAACGAGGACGACCAACGCCAAAAGCAAGCGCACTTTGCCAACATTGTTGACGAGGTTGACCAAGCCGACTTGCAAGACGCCGTCACCGACCTGCTAGACAAGGTTGCCAAGGACAAAGACGCACGGCAGAAGCGAGACAAGCTCTACGAGGAAGGCTTGCGCCGTACTGGCTTAGGTGACGATGCACCGGGCGGTGCGCAGTTCACCGGCTCAACAAAGGTTGTCCACCCCATGCTGGTGGAAGCCTGCGTGGACTTCTCTAGCCGAGTGATGAAGGAGATCTTCCCTCCTGGCGGCCCAGTCAAGAGCAAGATCCTAGGCGAGAAGGAGAAGGACAAGGTCGCCAAGGCCGAGCGCAAGACTGACTACATGAACTGGCAGGCTACTGAGCAGATGGTTGAGTTCCGTGGTGAGTTAGAGCAGCTCAGTACCCAACTGCCCTTGGGCGGTGCTCAGTACCTCAAAATGATGTGGAGCGCCCAATACCTGCGCCCTTGCGCTGAGTTCATCCCCATCGATGATGTGTATTTGCCCTTTGCGGCTACCAACTTCTACAGCGCTGAGCGCAAGACCCACGTCCAGTATGTGACTAAGATGGAGTACCAGCGTCGGGTCAAATGTGAGATGTACATTGACGTTGACCTTGGTTCGCCAGAAGTGCCTGACTTCAGCAAGGCGTCGATTGCCAATGACAAAATTGAAGGGCGCAAGGACACCTCCTACAATGAAGACGGTCTGCGCACCATTTTCGAGATCTACACCCACTTAGACTTTGGTGATGGGGTTGAGCCGTACATCATCAGCATTGACAAGACCAGCAGCAAGGCCGTGGCGCTGTACCGCAACTGGGAACCTGAAGACGAGCGCCGTGTAGAACTTGACTGGATTGTGGAATTCCCCTTTGTGCCATGGCGGGGTGCTTACCCCATCGGCCTGACCCACATGATTGGCGGCTTGTCAGGGGCAGCTACAGGTGCCTTACGCGCCCTGCTGGACTCCGCCCACATTCAGAACATCCCAACCCTGCTCAAGCTAAAAGGCGGTCCTGGTGGCCAGACGCTCAACGTCCAACCCACCGAGGTTGTGGAACTTGAAGGCGGAGCGCTCATCGATGATGTGCGCAAACTGGCCATGCCGCTGCCGTTCAATGGTCCTAGCCCTGTACTGTTTCAGCTACTAGGCTTTGTGGTTGACGCAGGCAAGGGCGTTGTGCAGACCAGCTTTGAGAAGCTGAGCGATGCCAACCAAGCACAGCCGGTTGGTACCACGATGGCCCTGATTGAGCAGGGTATGGTGGTCTTCTCTAGCATTCACTCGCGCATCCATAGCTCAATGAGCCGTGTGTTTAAGATTCTGCACCGGATCAACAGCGCCTACCTGACCATTGAAGACATTGAAGCGCAGGCATCTGGTTTGGATGTCAAGCCAGAAGACTTTGACGGTCCAATGGACGTTGTGCCGGTAAGTGACCCAGCAATCTTCAGCGAGACGCAACGCTTTGCTCAGACTCAAGCGCTCATGCAACGCTCGGCCACCATGCCGCAGATGTATGACCAGCGCAAAATTGAGCAATTGTTTTTGCGCACGCTGAAGATCAGCGCTGACGATGTACTACAACCCGCGCCAGGCACCGAGGACATTGACCCGGTGAGCGAGAACGTGGCTGCAGTTATGGGAACTCCTGTTTATGTTCTGCCGCAGCAAGACCACATTGCTCACCTCAAAACACACTTGGCGTTTCTGAAGTCGCCGCTGTTTGGCCAGAACCCGGCCATCGTTAAAACCTACATGTTCCCGATGGCCACTCACCTGCGCGACCACTTGCTGAACTACTATCTGACTGAGGCTCATGAGGCAGTGGACGTTGCGCAGAAGAAGGACTTGATTGAGAAAGAAGCAGAGCAACAGGTCAAGGTGATTCTCAAGGTGCAAGAAATCATTGAGCAACAGCTTAGCGGCTTTGCCCAAGAGTTGGCACAGATTGACCAAGCTGCTCAGCAGTTTAAACCTCAACCGCCTATGCCGCCAGACAGCAGCATGCAAGTAGCACAACTCAATGCGCAGTTGCAAGGCCAAGCACTACAGCAACGCACACAACTTGATCAGGCAAAAATGCAGCAAACCGCTCAACTTGAGCAAGCAAAAATGCAGCAAACCGCTCAACTTGAGCAAGCAAAAATGCAGCAAGCTATACAGGCTGAACAAGTTAATATGCAACTTGAGCAAGCTAAGCTACAACTTGAGCAAGTCAAAGTGCAGCAAGATGCACAGCAAAATGCACAAAAGATGGCAGAAGACGCTCAGCAAACAATCCTCAAAGAGCAATCAGCGAACGAGCGCACAAAGATCGAACTGCAAACCCGCTATCAAATGAACACCGACGACAACAACACAGCCCTACGCTTAGCTGCAACCGAGTTAGCTACGGGCGAGAAGTTTGCCGTCTCAACAGGTACAGGCGTCAATCCCGGCACTTGACACACAGGAGAAACCACGATGAACAATACCCCCGCAGTCCCAATGAATAACGGCGCGGTCAAGCAACACCACCGCATGGCGGCAGGAGAGCCCGTAACTGGCCAGACCCTGCCCGCAGCGCCCGCAATGCCAAAGACGCCTGCGTGAGAATAGAAGACGTTTTGTTGCATCGGCTAAAAGCCGCGCAAGCAAGTTTTGCGCTTGAATCACTCAAGCGTCCTCAAAACCGCGATGCCTTTGAGTACGGCTATCGCGTGGGCGTTGTATCAGGTTACGACGCAGCGTTAGATGTACTTTTTACCATTTTGGAAGAGGAGAAAAACAGTGGCAATGACTTATGAGGACGCAATGGCAGAGGCTTTTCCGGCTGCAGAAGCCGGCATTCAGCCTTTTGGGAGCCGTGTTCTGGTACAAATTCGCAGTCCCAAACAACGCACCGCTTCGGGCATAATTTTAGATGTGGGCTCCCGAGACACTGAAAAGTGGAATACTCAGGTAGCCAAAGTCATCTCAATTGGCCCCTTGGCATTCAAGAATCGCAACACGATGGCCAGTTGGCCCGAGGGTTCTTGGTGCGAGGAGGGTGAGTATGTGCGAGTTGCCAAGTATGGTGGCGATAGGTGGGAGGTTCCCATGTCAAACGGCGAATCGGCGCTGTTTGTAATCTTTAACGACTTGGACATCATCGGGCGAGTTAACGTCGATCCGCTGTCCATTCGTGCATTCATCTGAAAGGAGATGAGAAATGGCTGAAACCCTGAACGAGAACGACGAGGACAAAAAGCCTCTAGAAGACCTTGTCATTTTGGAAGACAAACCGCCTCAAGACGATGAGGATGATGATCGAATTAAGGCTGACGAAGACAGCGGCACTGACTCTGAGCGGGAAGCAATCCGTGAACGGCGTCGGTTAGAGAAAGTTGAGCGCCGTGACCGCAAAGACAAGGCAATCACTCGCGACAAAACAGAACTAGACTTCCTGCGCAAGCGCAATGACGAGCTAGAACGTCGCATGGGGGCGCAGGAGCAGCGCGCTCACCAGACGGACTTGCAGAACATTGACGCGCACATCCGTCGTGCGCAAGAAGAGGCTGAAATGTCAGACCGGGTCATCGCTAAAGCCATTGAGTCAAGCAACGGTGCTGACGTGGCGCAGGCGTTGAAGTACCGAGACCAGGCGTTGGCCAAAATCAATCAACTCCATGCTATTAAAGCGCAGGCTTCACAAGCGCCGGTAAAGCCGCAACAGCAAGTTGATGAAGCTACCCTGAACCACGCCAGGGACTTCATGGCTGACCACCCTTGGTATGACGTCAATGGGCGTGACGAGGATAGCGCAATTGTTCTAGCAATTGACCAATCGCTAAATAGGGACGGCTACGACTCTAAGTCTGACGAATATTGGGCAGAACTCAAACGTCGTGCCGCTCGCCGCCTGCCGGAGCGGTTTAAGACCGAAACACGGGTTGCACGAGGCGGTCCTGTCGTTGGTTCTGGCCGAGAACACGCGCCAACCTCAACTCGCAATGAAGTCTACATCAATCCAGAACGAAAGCAAGCTCTGATTGAGGCAGGGGTGTGGGATGACCCTATTTTGCGCAAGAAATACGCTGCTCGATACGCAGAATACGACCGCAATCAACGCAATCAAGCATAAAAAACTTTATTTTTCAAAAATTGAGGTATAATCCTCAACAATCGCTGAAAGGAGCGAGAATATGTCCGACGAACGCTTAAAGAAATCCGCTGGTGACAATCGCGAGCAACGCGCTGTGCAAGACCGCACGGCGACTGAGAATCGTGAGTTGTCCGATGATGAGCGAGTTGAAATGTTCCGTCAACAGTTTTTCCAGTCCTCGTTACCTGACTTACCAAAGCTGCCCGGCTGGCATCCTTGCTGGCTAACAACGACGAACCCACGTGACTCTATCCAAACTCGTATCCGCTTGGGCTATCAGCCCATCAAGCCAGAAGATGTTCCTGGCTGGGAATACGCCACCCTTAAAACAGGTGATTGGTCCGGATTCATTGGGGTCAATGAGATGCTTGCGTTTAAGTTGCCCATGAGTTTGTACGAAAAGTACATGCGCGAAGCCCATCACGATGCCCCTCTGCGCGAAGAGGAAAAGCTCACCGATACGGCTGACTTCCTTGAGCAACAAGCACGATCATCTAAATCGAAGTTGACGCTGGGCGATGGTAATACAGAATTGGGACAAAAGCGGCAAGCTCAGTTTGATCTTGCTTGACAGACTTTTAACCCCTTAGGAGAAAGCTAATGTCCTCGACTAGCGCACCCTTTGGTTTTAGGGCAAGTTTCCACAACAGTGGACAGATGCGCCCTAAAGCCTACACAATCGCCAGCACTTACGCTGCCAACATTTTCGAGGGAGACCCCGTAAAGTTGGTGGATGCAGGTACTGTTCAACTCGGCACATCTGACGGCACTCGCTCAGGAACTGTTGCTGGTATTTTGCTGCTCGGCATCTTTGCCGGCTGCCAATATACCGATGCATTGGGCAAGCCAACCCTATCATCGTACTGGCCTTCTGGAGTAACCGCAACGGATATTACGGCTTGGGTCTATGACGATCCGGAAACTCTGTTCAACGTGCAGTACTCTAATCCGGGTACACCTGGCACCACGACTATGCAAACTGCCGTTGGTGAACAGATGGATTGGGTTGTGGCCTCGCCTGGCGGTTCCACCTCAACAGGGTTGTCAAACACCCAAATCGGCGTCATCGAAACCACATCTGGTCAATTCCAGTTGACTGGCTTTGCGGGCGAAATCAACGACTCCATAACAGACGCATACATTGTAGCCATTGTTCGTATCAACGAGCATATCTACAAAGCTGCTGTTAACTCAATCTAAGGAGGGCTGACAAATGGCTACCCCAATGCGCAGTACCGACTTTAGGTCGGTTGTTGAGCCGATTATGAACGAGGTGTTCGACGGCGTTTATGAGCAACGTGCTGACGAATGGAAGATGGTCTTCCGTGAGCAAAAAGGCATTCCTCGGAATTACCACGAAGAGCCCGTCTTGTACGGTTTCGGCGCGGCTCCTGAGTTGCCTGACGGCATGGCTGTGACCTACCAAAGCGGTGGTGTGCTCTTTATTCAGCGTTACCTTTACAAAGTGTTTGGCTTGGCCTTCGCGTTGACCAAGGTGCTCGTTGAAGACGGTGACCACATCCGCATCGGTCAGACTTACGCCAAGCACTTGGCTCAGTCGCTGATTGAGACTAAGGAAACCCTGGCTGCCAACATCCTGAACCGTGCCTTCAACAGCGCGTATCTGGGTGGTGACGGTGTTTCTTTGGTGTCTACAGCCCACCCGATTGTCAGTGGTACGTTTAGCAACCAGCTAACTACCGCTGCCGCTCTGTCGCAAACATCGCTTGAGCAGATTTTGGTTCAGATTCGCAACGCTGTTGACAACAACGGCAAGCGTATTCGTCTGGTGCCAAAGAAAATCGTTTCTGGACCCAGCAATGTGTTCCAGGCCGAAGTGCTACTCAAGTCTGTACTGCGCAGCGGCACTGCTGACAATGACATCAACCCGGTCAAGTCTATGGGCTTGCTGGCTGAAGGTCAGGGCAATCTGTCGCGTATCACGTCTACCACCGCTTGGTGGGTCCAGACCGATGCGCCAGACGGTTTGAAGCTGTTGATGCGTCGTGGCTTGGAGAAGTCTATGGAAGGCGACTTTGAGACTGACTCCATGCGCTACAAAGCGACAG